GTATAGTCCGCGCCCAGCACTTCGATGTTGTAGCAGGAGCGAACCTGACAAGCATCGCCCTTACCGTTGCCATGCCGGTGGCCGTCAACGCTGAAATTGTTTATCATCTGCGCGAAGATGCCGACATTCGTCGTCCCGTCGTCGCGGGCGCGCGTCCTGACGTTCGACAGGTGAATGTTCTCCTTCATGTCGATCTTGCGGATGGTGCCGCCCAGCGTGGCGAAAGACGCCTTCTTCCAGCCGAGCGGCGCGCAGAGCCAGATGTTCTGGCCGGAAACCCCCGCGACGCGGTGGACCTCCATGTTGATATGGGTGCTGTCGGAGAGGCGCGCCGAATTGTCCTTCGCCAGCACGAAGTCGCCGGCGGCGATGTCGGTGATGGTCGTGAGAACGCGCAGGTTCTGGGCGTTGCGCTGATAGTTGAATTCCAGGCCGTATGTCGTCCCGGTCAACTGACCGCCGAACATAATGGACGGGAGAACAGTGTCTTCCGGCGTGATCAGCGTGTTGGCGAAGTCGATATCGACATTGCTGGCCAGATAGCGGCCATTGAACGTGCCGATGATTTCAGCTTCCGGCGGGAAAACGAGCCTGCCTGATCCTTCCTGCACCATCATGCCGATAGCTGCATCCATTCCGGCCGTGCTGTCGCCGGGGCCGTCGAGATCGAGAAGGTCGCGGAAGGCCTCGAGATAGATGGCAGGCGAGCGCCGGAGCAGATAGAAGTTGCCGGCCTTGTCCTCGACCTTGCCGGCATGAGCCGGCTCGGTCACGCTGTAGTCGTACATCTGGCCGTCGACCGAGATGGACGCCGGCGGAATAACCGGCTCGAAAAGGCCGGTAACGTCGGCCTTACTGGCGAAACCCGCCCTGCCATCCTCTCCCGCGAAATTTCTCCGGTCGAACGCATCAGCCCCGATGCTATTCGGGTCGTAAACGACCTTCTTCATACTGCCAGATGCCGCATTCTCAGCGCGGACAGCGGCGTCTTCTGCCTGCTCGGCGGCAACCTCGGCACGTTGCGCGTTCTCGATTACTTGGTCTATGGCGTGAGCGTCGGGGCCGGCCACCGCGAACCCTCCTTCGTCCGTGACGACGAAGCGGTTGGCGGCAAGAGGCGACGGCGGCACGTCTTCGGTTAGAGGCCGAGCGACCGCGCGATCAAGCCCTTCCTTCATCGACTGCATCCCGCGCGCCACCCTGTCCAGCGCGCGCTCGAACCGCTCGCCGAACTGGCCGCCCTGATCGACATCGCTCGGCTGGTTGATCGGGTAGTCGACCTTCAGCACCCATCGCACCGGCGACCAGCTTCCGGGGACGGCGATGACGACAGAGTAGCCGTCGGGGTCGCCGACGCCGTAGACGCTGTAATCGGTCCCGAGGACAAGCTGCACGTCGTCCGCGTAGACCGACAGATGCGTCACGTTCTCCAGCATGAAGGCGTGCGTCAGCGGGTTGGACCAGCCGGTGCCGTTGATGACCTTGCGGGAGTTCTGAACGGGTACGGTCATTGCATCGCCTTGACTATCGTTACGATGTCGCCGAGGAACGCATCGCCTCTGTCCGTTATTAGCCTATCCTGCACCTCGGGCCAATAGTCATTGACGGCCTCGAAGCTGTAGATTTTAGCCTTGGCGTATCGGCGCTCGTATTCCTCGGCCGCCAGCGCGTTGTGCGCGCGCAGCAGTTCGAGCGTCGGCCCGACCGGGAGCGGCTTCTTGTTCGCCCAGCCCGGTGCCTTGGTGGCAATCAACGTGTTGCGGACCTCGCGGCGCGCTATTTCGGACAGCGCCTCGTCAACCTTGGCCTTGACCGACGCCGACATCGTGATCTCGCTTCCGGCGAGCCCGGTGTCCTCCAGCCCGAGCGCGGTCGGAAGCTCGCGCCGCATACCGCTGATGACCGACGTTACCTGCCGGGCGCGGTACATCGGGTTCAGCCGTTTGGCGTCGGCCTTGAAATGCGCGTTGAGCAGCGCGTAAGCCTTGTGGTCCGCGTCCTGCGTGTCGAGGAAGGCGTCGGCCGCGTTCTGCCGGCCTTCGTCGACCAGTCGCCGATAGGACGTCTCGGCACGGCGAAGCGAACCGTTGACCGTCGAGGCGAACTTCCAGAAGTCCTGCGCCGACGCCGCGCCGCGCCGGGCGTCGCGGACAAAGCGGCGTGTCAGCGGCCAGTCGGTCGGGTCGGAGTTCGGACGGTTCGGGTCGAGAGAGTTGTAGATGGACACGGCGTCTCGGTAGGCAGACGCGCCCATGCCGGACAGGACGTGGTCGACGCGCAGCGGCGACCAGCCCATGAGGTCGCCGATGTCCTTGGCGAACTCGCTGGTGTAGTTGTTGTACTGTAGTTCTGGCGCAAGCGCCTGCATGTAGTCCGGCACGATCTCGCGACCGCCGAAGAAGTTGAAATTGGCAAGCTGCTCGACGCCGACCTGAACAAGCGGCGGCGCGGTCGGCGGTGACAGGTTCATCATCGCGCCGCGAAGGAAGCGTGCCTTGGCCTCGTCGTCGCCCGAAGCGTGCTCCAGTGCGCGCTCGACGAAGTTTGAAACGATTGCGAGTTCGAACGGCTTCGGGATGTAGGCGATCCGGCCTTCACCAATCGGGATGACCCAGCCGGTCGTGCGCAGATACTCGCTGGCGTCCTGATAGTCAGGATCGTCTTCGAAGATGAAATGCAACAGCGCGCCGATCAGGCCGAGCGACATCATCTTCACCCACGCCTTGCGGCCGGTGTTGAGCACGTTTCGCTCCGCGCGCGACAGCCCCATCCCGTTCAGGTCCTTGAAGTACGCCGTCAGGACGAATTTAAGCCCCCGCTGCCGGCGGACGTCGTCGCCGCCGAGCGTCCGCATCATCTTGTAGAGACCCTGAAGCTGCGCGTTCAGGAACGGGATCAGCCGCCGGTGCGCCAACATGCGGTTGCCGTGCAGGCCGAAGTTCATCATGTCGGTCGCGAGATACGCCGCTTCCACGTTGGCTTCCCAGTCGGTCAGCCCGTCCGCCTTGGCGCGTTCGTAGGCTTTCTTGAACACGCCGATCCGGGTGCCGGTCTCGGTCATCTCCGCAACCTTCGCCATCCCCTTGATCGCGCCTTTGAGACCGCCTTCAGAGAACGCCTGAACGAAATACCCCCGCTTGCGCAGGGACGAGACGTCACGGTCGACGCGAGCCTTGTGTAGCGCGGCCGAGTTCATGCCGCCCATGATGCCCATGGCGGCGTTGTACTGACGCGCCCACGACTTCTGCCTGATCTCGTTCGCCACGCCGCCGAAGCCGGTGACGAACGGGATGTAACCGACGCCGGTCAGGAGCCACGCTTGAAGCTGATCGCGGATGAAGTTGACGACGAGGAAGTCTGGCCACGACGTGATGGCCGAGCGGAAAGCCGACGAGGTATAGGCCACGGCGTCTGTGAACAGCGGCATGTTCTCGGTGCCGATGACGTTCAGCGTGTTCACCACGTCCGCGCCGACGCTTCCGTCCTTGATCTGGAGCGCCGACAGCTTGCCGTTCTCCCAAAAGAAGACGATGTTCTCGCCGCGCGCCTGCGCCTGCTGCGAACGGAAAAGCGCGATGCGGTTGCCTTCCTCTATGGACGCCTCCAGCATCGTCATCAAGTCCTGCGCGTCGACGTCGGACAGCGTGTCGTCCTTCGTCAGTTGCCGGGCGACCTCCTGCACGCTGTACTCTTGCCCGACCAGCGTGTGCGCGGGGATGCGCTCGACCAGCGCGCCGGCCTGCCCGACCCTATCGGCGAGAACGGCCAGCGCCTTCTTGACCTCGTTCTCTGCGATGACGCGCTCCAGCGCAAACGTCTTCGCCATGAGTGCATCCATCGGGTCGATGACGTTGCGGTCGGACCCTCGGAACCGTTTGACCGGCTTCGCAGCCGTCGTGCCCGCGATGTCCGACATCGACGGTCCCCGGTCGCTCATGTCGCGTTGGAGCGGAGCGTAGAACTGGCGGTCGAGCCCGTCGCGGTAGGTCTCTTTCGTCATGAGGCCGGCGTCGAACGCCTTCTGCCACAGCGCCATGCCGTATTCGTGGACGATCTGCGACGCCTCGGCGAAATCGGTTCCGTACTTGGTGTTCATCTCGGCTACCGTCACCTTCAGGTCGCCGAGCGTCGCGCCGAGCGGCGGCCGTTCGATCTTGCCCTCGGCAAACCGACGGTACTCGTCGATGCCGCGCAACGCGATAAGGTAGGCGGCGAAATCTGCTTGGCGCTCGGGGTCGATCTGGCCGAGGTTCTGGTCGCTGTCGAGACCGTGGTAGCGCAGCAGCGCGTCGCGCAGGCTGCGCGATGTCGGGACTGTCGAGCGGTGCCCCATGACGCCGTCGGAAAGCTGGACGATGCCCCGGTTCCCGCTGTTTACGGACAGCTTTATGAGCACGGCCGGGTTCTCGGCCGCCTTGATGTCCAGCGGAAGGCCCTCGCGCCGCGCGACGTTCTGCATGTCGGCAAGAAGGTCTTCCAGCGCCGCGTATTTGTTCGTCGTCGCCGAGACTGTCTGCCGGGCGACTTCGTGCATCCACGTCCCGAAGCCTTGGCTCTCGATCTCGGCCAGCGCCTCGTTAATCGGCCCGACACGCTCGCCCGACACGACCATGTTGCGCAGGAGTTGGGCGGACGGAAGCTGAAGCCACGCCGCGAACTGGTCTCCGATGGACTTCAGCCCGTCGCGCAGGCGAGGATCGGCGTCGAGGACGGCGGCGAACTCCGTCGACAGCTTCGGATACTTGCGCTCGGCGAAGGCGCGGTTGGTGACGTAGACGCGGAAGAACTCGGCGAAGCCCTCGGCGGTCTTGCCGGCGCTGTCCATCGTCGACACGTCGCCGCCGTAAAGCGCCTTGGCGACCTTGTGAAGATCGGTGATGTTGCCGTTGATGAAGGTTTGCAGCGGCCCGGTCGCGCGCGCCTGAAGCGCGTGACCGCCTTCATGGATCAGCGTCGACAGGTCGTGCGCCGAGCGCAGCCGGACAACGTCCTGCCGCGCCGCATACTGCCCCATCACGTTACCGCCGCGCAGCGTGAACCGGCCCTGCCGGACGGTCAGGTCCAGCAGCTTGGTGAAGTTGTCGGCGATCTTGGCCAGCCGGATGTCGGCGTCGGCCGCGCCCGGCTGGCCCGGTACGCCGGCGCGCGGTCGCTGCGGCTCGGCGCGGTAGCCGCCCCGGCCTTGGCTGGTTTGGGCGAGTATGTTCGTGTCGCCGGGGTCGAACGTGCCGCGATTGTGGACTGACTTGATCTGCGAAGCATCGAACGGGATGAACTGGCGAATAGCTTCGCCCATCATCGCGCCCTCATCGCTCCACGTCGCAATTCCGTCATAGCCTTGAGCGCGATACTTTTCGATATCAGCCGCGATACTTTCGTCAGTCGCGCCGAGACGGCGACCTAGCCGATTGCCTTCCATTGCAGAAAGCTCGACCGGGTTCTTGATCGAGAGATACACAGGAAAGACGCGACCACCGTCTCCCCCCGGAGAGACTTCGCTGACATACCTTTCGTAGTCGTCAACGACGCTTTGCGCGTCGTAAGCGCCCGCCTTGACCCCGATGTTCTCGCCGTCAAATTCGGAGTTATAGTCGACCTCTACGTCGCTAAAGACTTCCCACCGTCCACCCCCAAGGAAGCGCGCGACGCCGTTGTCCGTCGCGTACACGCCGCCAACAGACGGATCATCTATGTCAGACAGCGTGCCGTAATACGGCAGCGTTTCGCCGGCAAACCCAGCACCGCTGCCGACGACGTACTTTCCAGTTGCCCTCTCTCTGCGACGGAGATTGGACGCGAACGTGTATGCGCTGGCTTCCGCAGTGTCCGCAGTGAAATAGGAGCCGGGCTTGAACGCATCGAAGTCAGCGGCGTCGGTCCCATGATAAACCACCAGCGGGTCGCCGTTCTCGTCGACGACCTTGCTGTCGCCGAACCAGCGACCGAAATTCTCGGACGACGTGTCGACCGGCGCAAGCGATGCTAGGACTTCGCCGGGGCCATCCGCCCCGCCCGTTGGTTCAGCGTCTTGTTCACGGAGCGCGGCGAGTACCCAAGGGCCCTCGCCAGCGCGTTCAGCAGCCGCTGTTCCTTCTCCAGTCGCAGCGGCCCTTCCTGCGGCAAGCTGCCCGGCGATGACTTGAGCGAGTTGATCTGCGTCGAGTTCTCCGGCATTTTCGGCAAGCTCCCTTATCTCGGCCGCCAGCGGGTGCTGGCTCTCCGGGTTCGCCAGCGCCTCGGCCCAGCCGGCCAGCGTCTGCGAAAGCTCGGCCGGCGTCCACTGGTCGCCGGTGGCGGCGGTGGCGGCCTCGGCCGCCGGGTCGATCATGGCGTCGAAGTCCAGCCCCATGGAGAACGTCGTCCCGTCGGGCATGGTCGAGTAGAAATCAAGCTCGCGCGCCGCCGGCTCCGGCGCGACCGTCGCTGAAAGCTCCGGCATCACCAGTTCCGCCGCGTCTGTTTCCTTAGCAAAATCAACGACATAGCTGTCGAACGCGGCCTGCTCGGCGGTCAGGAACTCGTCAACCGCAGCCTCGCGCGCTGCGTCGTCGACCTCGACCGCCTCGGCCGGGTTGCCGGCCAGCGTCTGGACCTCGCCGACGGCGGCCGTCGCGCCGCCCATCATCGCGCCGAGGATGCCGCCGATGGTCGCGTTCTCGAACGCCTCGCCCCAGTCGATCTCCCTGTTCTCGTCGTAGATGCGCATGGCGACCACGTCGGAGCCGATGGACTGCCCGAGTTCCTGAAGAAATTCCTCCATCGACGACGCGACCGTGTTCTGAAGCAGCCGTGACACGACGCCGCCGGTTGACGTTTCCATCCGCATCAAAGCGTTGTTGATCGGGATAGCCTCGGACGCGCCGAGCCCCAAGCCGAAAAAGTAGGACAGCAGCTTCTGGACGCCGGAGGCGTTGAACCGCTCCGCGTCCTGATACTGCTCCGCGCCCCCGGTAAGAGCGCCGAGGATGAGCGTCCCGGTCGTGGCCGGCAACCCGACCGCGCTGACGGCCATCCCGCCGAGCATGAAGCCGAGCATGGAGCCGCCGCCGGCTGACAGCTTCGTCAGGAAGTCTCGTCCGCGCGCCTTGTCGCCGGGGATCATGCCTTCAATCGTGGCGTCAAGCGCGTCGATCCACTCGCGGACCTCGCTCTTGTCGCTCTCTCCGGCCAGCATTTCGAACGGGATAACCGCGCCGCGCGCCGCGTTCGTCGCGATGCCGGTCGTTCCCTTGTACGCGCTGCGTGCTGCGTTCAGCCACCATTTCTGCGTCGGCGCTGTCTCGCGCTGCTCCTGCGTTTCGCCCGCCGCCTTCTCGGCGCGGCGCGCGGCGAACGCCTGCCGGCGCTCGTTCTGCTCGTCAAGCTCGCGCACGGTCTCGGCGTCGAAAACACCGGGCGCAACCGGCAGGCCCAAGGACGCGGCCTGATCGTCGGTCAGATTGCGAAGCTGTTCGCGCGCGCTTTCGGCCGCGCGCGCCGCCTGCTCGCCCTGCTCGGCCTGCTGAACGCGCTCCTGCTGTTCGGCCTCGGCGACCTCCGGCGTCAGCGCGCCGAGCCGCCCAAGGATGCCGCCCTCGGCGATCATGCCGCCGAGAGGGGAGATAAAGTCTAGAGCGGCGCGGCCCAGCGCCTGCCGAACCGGCGACTGCTGCTCGGCCGGAGGCTGCGTCAACGCGGTAGACGCCGGCAGCGCCTCGCGCGTCTTGCGCATCGGGTTCAGGATGAAATCCTGCTCGATCTTCTGCGCCATGTCGGACGCCGACGACGGCGCGACAGCGCGCGCATTGTCGGTGCCCTGCTGCGCCAGCAGCTTAAGCTGTTCCTGAAGGGCGTCATCGTTGAGAAGCCCCGGCACGCGCACGGCGGGCGGTCGAATGGCCGGTGCGTTCATCAATCACCCCCTAGACGCGAAATCGCCGCATCATACACCTTATCACCGTAGCGCGCACGTAATTCCGCTTCGGCCGCCGGGTCGAGGTCGTCGCCGAGGTTCTGGATAGCGCGCGTCGCGCGAACGACGGCCTCGCGGTCGACTGCGTCGTCGCGCGCTTCGGGGCCGGGGTCCTCGCCGCCGTAGAAAGCCCTGTTCAGTCGTGACGCCACCTCGCCGCCCCCAAAATAGTCGTAATAGCCGAACCGCTCGACCTGATCGGCGTCTTCGGCTTGGCTGGTTGTCTGGCGCAGGCGGGCGAACGGGTCGCCGCCGGCCGCGATGGCGTTCATCATGCCGCCGATCAGCTTGGACGTGTTCGGCCCGACGCCCTTGTATTCGGATAGAGCATACAGGATCACCTCGTCGGTGTACTCGCCGAAGACCCTCTCCAGCGCGTCGTATTGAACCATGATCGCCGTTTGCACGTCCGCCGAGTTGCGCCCGGCAAGCTCCGGCAGGCGGCCGAGCGCGCGGCCGATCTCCATCGCCCATGTCCGGGGAACGGGTTCTTCCGAACCCGGCTTGATGCCGAAGTCCTTCTGCCGTCCCAGCGTCAGGCGGACGTATTCCTGAACCGCTCCGGGGTCCGGGTTCTCGAAGTCGATGGCGTCATAGGCTTCACGCACGTCAGGGAACTCGCGCGCGGCTTCTTCCGGCTTCTTCGCGCGCAGGTTCTGGACGCGGTTGATCTCTTTTTCCAGCGCGGCCTTCACCTGCTGGTCGGCGGCGAAGGTCGGCGAGCCGGCCTCCGGCTCGTAGTCCTGAAGCCGCTGATCCATGTCCTCCAGCGACATGGTCGGGATGCCGTCCTTGGCCTCGAAGGTCCGCAGCGCGCGGTCGCGGTCGGCGATGTAGCGCATGTAGTCGTCTTCGCCGAGCACGGTCGACACGGCGGTCTCGTCGACGAGGCCGGTCGACTGGCCGGTCGCGGTCAGCGACGCGATGTCGTTACGCACCGCCGTGCGCATCTCCTGCTTCTCGACGGCCGACGCTTTGGCCTGCGCGCCAAAGATTGAGGTGACGGCGCGGTCGGCTTCCGCGATGAAGGATTGCCGGTCGGAGTAGGGAAGCGAAGCGTAGCGACCGCTCGGCCCTTTGGTCCGCATAGCTGGCGCGGTCGCCCGGTTCTCCAGATGCTCGTCGATAGCCTCCTTAGCCCATGCGGGGACGGGCGCGCCGCCCGACGCCTTGGCGTAGCCCCAAGCCCGCCGCCCGCCGAGGTCGGCGTGAATGATGTTCGACCCGATGCCCAGCCCGGTGACGCCGTTCGCCGACAACGCCCGGATGATGTTGACGCGCTCGGCCCGGCTGTAGCCGGTCACATTGATGTCGAAGGCGTTTCCGTGCAGGTGTTGGCTCCCCGTCGCGCCGCCAGCCTTGCGGTTCGCCGTCGAGCTTCGGTGCCCGGAGTTGATCTGCACGCGGTCGATGCCGAGCGCGGCGAACGATGCCTGCACCCGCTTCACCAGATCGGGGTTGACGTTGTCGTCGACACGACGGCCACCACCCCGGCCTTCCGACCACTCGATCTTGACATTGGCCGGGTTCGACCGCGAACCGTCAGCAGTCGCGTCCGCGCCCATCGACTTGCCGAGCCCCGGCAGGCGTGCCAGAACTTCCTTGTAGTACTTCCTGCCTACAGGCCCGAGGACGTTGTCGTTAAACCCACTCTCGACCCACTTCTTGGCACGCTCCGGCCCGCTATGGTACGCGATCAACGCCGCCTCCAGCCCGCCGGTGCGGGCGAATGCCCTGATCTGCTGGCGCAGATAGTAGTCGCCGTAACGCTGGTTCGTGTCCGGGTTTGACAGGTATTCGGTGATCTGCGCCTTTGACCAGCTATGATCGAAGTCGGGGTCGCGAAGTCCTTTCGCGATGTCGCGCGCGGTGTCCGGCATGACTTGCATGAGGCCTACGGCCCCGCTTTCCGCGTTGACGACGCTCGCCCGGCCGCTGCTCTCCTGCTGGATAAGCGCGGAGCGAAGAAGCTCGTACTGCGACGACGGCGACAGGAGACGCGGGTCGGCCCCGAGGTCGCGAAGCACTTCCTCCGGCCGGGTTTCTATCATCCGCCGCAAGTGCGAAACCTGCGCCATGCGCTCCCATTGCTTGCGGTGCTCGACCTTCCTGTCGGTCGTCAGCCCCGAGCTTTCGATCTCCGACAGCCCCTGCTCCAGAAGCGCGTCGTAGGCCTCCGGGTCCATGGAAATGGCGGTGGCAAGCTGTTCCTTGCTGGCGTTCAACGTGTTGTCGTACCAGCTATAAAGGCGGTCTCGTTCGACCGTAGCCGACTTTATCGACCACGCCTCGGTGTCCGAGCCCTGATCGCCGAGCATGGTCTCGTACCGCTCGCGCAAGCGCGGCGGCAAGCCGGACAGGAACTCGTTTCGCGCCGGCGTGTACACCGACGCCATGAAATCCTTGTGGAAATCGGTGCCGTCCTCTGCCATGTTTTCGGCGACCGAGCGCATGTCGTCGTCGAGGCGAAGCTGGAGCCGCCGGTAGCCGTCCTGCGCCTTGAAGTCCTCCTTCTTCTCGTTCTGGTCGACGAAGGCGGCGGCGACATCGGACAAGGCCGAGCCGAGCCCCTGAAGCGCCGCCCCCTCGTAGCTGCGCACCGTGGTGTTCGGCAGGCTCGGGGCCTGAAGCCCCTGCTGCGCGGTGTATTTGACGATCTGCGCCACTTAACCCCCCAAGGAGCCGAAAGACTGCCCGAACTTGGCGACGCCGCTTAACACCGGCGTCAGGAAGGCGATGGGGGCGGATCGCTGCGCGCTCTTGGCGTTCATGTCCTCGACACGCGCATTGTACTCGTGCGTCTGCGCCTGCATCCCGCTCCCCCAGCGGATCGCAGCCACGTCGAGCGCGCCTTCGGTCGCGCTATCCTGTATGGTGTCCGCCGCGCCGCCAGTCAAGGCGATGCCGCCGCTGGCATAATCCGCACGTTGCTGACCGATGACGCGGTCGACCTGTTCCTGCTTGCGCTGGGACTGGTAGGAACCCGAGATGCGCTCGATGTCGGCCTGCCGCCGCTGCGCCTGCGCGGCCGCGCGATGGCTGGCGGCCTGCGCCGACGCACCCATGGCGGCCCCCACGCCGCTGACGACGGAGCCGATAAGACTTAGAGCGGCAATGCACATTACGGTTCGCCCTCAACGTCCAGCGAGACAGCCCGGATTGTAGCCGGGTACATGGAATTCCCTGTAATAACAAACACCGCGCTGTTTTGGAAGCTGTCCTCGACCGGCATGGCGATCATGCCCGTGACGAGGGGCGTCGGGTCGCCGGGGTCGACCTCGACATCGTCGTCACGCCACAGCGGATATTGCGCCAGCACGGAGCCGGCGCGAACGCCGGCGCTCTCGAACAGGTCGACGCGCGCCTTGACGACGCGGACCTTACGCCCGAGGCCGGCCCCGTCCTGCTGCCCGAAATTGGTGAGCCGCAGGCTCTCCAGATAGAAGTCGCGTCGCTCCCCGACAGAGATGCGCGACGCCGTCGTGTCGTGCGGCAGGACGAGCGTGCCGTCCATGGCCACTGTAGCATCGCCGATGTCGCGGCCGTCGGCCCATACGCCGACCTCTACGCCCTTCAGGGCATCCAGCCCTGTAAGACCAGTGGTCGGGGTGTCGTCATAGACATAGGAACACGCGCCGTATACCGGAATTTCCTGCTCGGCGTCGTCCTCGTCGATGCAGTTGCACCGCGTTTCCTCGTGGTAGCCGGCCAGAACCTCTATGAACTTCTCCGTACCGCCCGGCCGCTCGCGGCGGACGACGAGCCAAAGCTGCGGGTAGCCTTCGCCGCGCAAGACGCTGACATCCTCGACAAAGCCGCCGAGGTCGACGAGCGTGCCGCCGGCGATGCGCTGCTCGCGATCATAGGCAAAGAAGACGAGCTTGCCGTCCGACCGACGAACCACGAGAACCTTGTGGGGCGCGTCGACGAATACGATCTGCTCCACGCCGGACGAGAACAGGTGCCCGTTCAGTGTCGACACTTCGCGCGCCAGATACCCGTCGGCCTCGTAGGAGAACGCCGCTTCGAACAGCTTCTTTTTCATCCGGTCGATGAAAAGCACGACGTTCTCGACGATCTCGGGCTGCGCGTCGGACGCGCCGACATGCGTCTCGGCGCGCTGCTTGACGTTGTCGTGCGCCAGCGCGCTCTGCGTGCCGCGCGCGCCGACGGAGCGCAGCACGCTCGCCGTGCCCGCCAGAAGCTGGCCGCTTTCCGCCAGCCATTTGATGGCGTCGAGGGTGCCACCAGTTAGTCGGGCGGAGAAACCATCGTCGGCGACGAGGGGCTGCGACTGACGAAACAGGTCGTACGCGCCGCTCACCGAAAACCACAGGCCGACAGGATCGGCCGTACTTCCGGCCAGCACGAGCCGGTCTTCGTAGATCACGCCGGTCCTCGGCCCCGAGCCTGTCTTGAACACGCCCAGTGCCCACGAGGAAATCGAGCTTAGATCGGGCAAAGCGTGGCCGTGCAGGCGGACGGAGACGACTGTCGGGCTAGTATAGCCGACGATTTCCAGCCAGCGCCAGCGCCCATCCGATGCCAGAATGCGAACGGAGCGCCCCACGTCGTCCGCGTTGAACCCGGTGTCGTCGTTGATGCCTGTCGTCCCGGACGCGGTAAGCGTCAACGGCGTTTGGTCATCCGCCGCGACGTTGAACGCCAGTTCCGAGAAGCCTGTATAATTCTCCCCCGGCGGGGGGCCGTTATTCGCCCAAAATCGCAGACGGTAGCGATTGAATGCCTGTTTGTTCGACATCTGGTAGAAACGCCGTTCGCCTTCGTACCAGCTATATTGAGCGGTTTGCGTGTCGAGCACCGTCCAGTTCGTGCCGTCGTTGGACCCTTCGATCACCCACGCCGAGGGTGTGTTTTCCACCCGGCCGCCGACCGCCGACACAGCCGACGTCAGTGCGTAGGCGTCCGAGACCCGCTGCGTCGACCCCGGAAGCTGGTATTCGACCCACCCCTCGGTGTAGGGCCAGTACGCGGTCGTACTCTGGTTCTTGTCGAAAACGTGCCAAGAAGGGAAACCGCCCACTGCTGCCTCTTGGGATGTTACCGTGCCCGACGGCGTGGAGTTGTCGGTCATTGTCGGCGTCAGGCTGGCGTAATCGGACAGCTTCAACGTGGTCGCCGATGTGTTGAGGTCTCGATAAGGCCCGTCGCGAGCCTCATACCGCGACAGGGTCCAGTTCGTCTCGCCGGCTCGGCTTAGCTCGTACATATCCGCCGAGGCGCTGAACAGGTAGAGCTTGTCGCCCGACTGGACGGCGTGTAGCGTTACGAGGTCTTCGGCGTCGTACGGCGAGGCGACCTCGTAGGGGTTGCCGTTGTCGAAGACCTGCCCTGCCGGCGACCAGAAACGGATGTAGCCTTCGCCGAACTCCAGTTCGTAGGTTTGGCTCTCGCTGAATTCGAAAGGCAGCATCCTGACCGCGCCGCCTGCGGTCTTCGGTCGGCCGCGCGCAAGGGTTCCCGGAACCCGAACGAGCGGGCCGTAGCGCGAGACGACGACGTTCCGGGCTCGGGCGTAGGCGGACTGGTAGAATTCGGTGTCCACGCGGGACTGCATCAGCGGGTGAACTTCGCCGCGCGTCCCCGTCACCTGAAGCGTGGAAACCGTCACAGTGAGTTGCCCCAGTAATCGCCGCCGCGCACGCGGATGATGTCGTGCTGCTCGACGGGGTCGAGCGAACCTTCGAAGGCGTTGATCTCGGCGGCCGCGTCAAGCGCCTCCTGCGCCAGCACCCGGCACTGCTCGACGAACGAGTTCTTGCCAGTGAACCGATGCGCCATGCCGAGCGCCAGCCGCGCCGCGACAAGCTCGGCGAACAGCGGGTCCCACTGTCCGGGCTCCTGCACGTTGAAGACGATCTCGACCGGGCGTGCGCCGCCCTCGTTCATGAACAGACCGTCGCGCTTCACCTCGTAGTTCAGCGGCCGACCGTTGCGGTTGCCGTCCCACGTCGGCGGCAGGACACGAAGCCAGCCGGGCGGCAGGTCGTAACGATGCCGCCAGCGGTGCGCCGGCCTGTCGGGTGCGGCGTTGAGCGTCACCAGTTCGCAGGCGAAATTCCATGGCTGCTGCCGCAGCGACATCTCGACCGTGTGTGAGAAGTTCCGGTTCACCCAGCGCGCGTAGGGGCTTTCGTCCGCAAGCGTGCTGATCGGGAACTCCGATATGAAATCGAGCGCCCTGTTAGCGACTGTCACCAGCGTGTGAGAGGTCGGCATACGTCACCCTTCCGGCTCCGGGTCCGGCTCCGGGTCGGGGCCCGGCTCCGGGTCGGGCTCTTGTTCGCGCAGGCGCATCTTGCGGCGGCGCGCGTTCTGCATCGCCGCCCACTGCTCGGCCGTGTAGCGACCGAGGACACCCATCACTCGTCCGCCTTGGCTTCGTGCGCCGCCTGCCGCTCCTTGGCGCGCCTCATGCGCTCCTGCGCGTCGAGGACGCGGGCGTGACGGTTGACCTGCGCCCGCAAGCTCGGCGGGTTCAGGCTGGTCGCGACGTCGTAGACCGCCTTGCCGGCGGCGCTGGCAGCTTCGCGCGCCTTGTCGCGCGTCGCGTTGGAGACCTTCTGGGCGGCGGCGTTCAGGACGTGCAGCGGGACGCGCCCGCTGCGGTTACGGCCGAGGTAGTCGGTCGGGTCGGGCCTGTCCACCTTCATCGTGCGCGCCTGCCGCAGCACTTCGGCCTCGGCCTCGGCGCGCGCCGCGCGCTTGGCCTCGTGCCGGTCGATCTTGGGCTTAGGCGCGGCGGCCGCAGCTTCCTTGCGGGCTGCGGTTGCCGTCTCGGACAGCTTGGCCGTCTGCTCATGTGCGGTTTCGACCGCTGCCTCGCGCGCTGCCTTGCGCGCCTCGCGGCGGGCCGAAGCCTGCTTCACCTGTTCCATGTTCGGCACGGTCGAAATCTCCTGTGCGGTTCAAAAAAGGGTGGCCGGGGGCGGGAGGTGACACCGCCCCCGGCCAAGGCGTCAGAGGTGCGCCGGGACGCGCTGCGCCGCAAAGCCCAGCACGTGCAGGGTTGCGGTGTGCGCGGCCTCGACGCCGCCGTTCACGACGCCGAAGGTAGGCGACAGATTGCCGGCGGCGTCGGTCGACGCGCCGGTGCTGTCGCTGAACGCGGCTTCCAGCTTCGCGATGCGCTGCCGCCCCACGAAGAACTGAACGTGGTCGGTGCCGTCGTAGTAGACTTCCAGATCGACCTGCCCGTCGACGATGAAATCGTCGAGAACACGTGCGAGCGTGGCCGTCTTGGTCGCCCCCAGTTCGACGACGAAGCCGGTTCCCGGAACGTAGCGAAGCAGGCAGCGAGCCGCCTCGGCCTCGGGAGCGGCGGCCGCCGCAGCGAAACCGATGGCGAAGCCGAAGTCACCGAGGTCGGGCGACGAAATCGACGCAACGATATGCGCCTTGCGGCCCTTGCGAAGCTGGACCGGCGCGGACTTGGTCGCCGCCGATACGATGCCGCGCTGGATGAACGCCGTGTCGGCGGCGGCGGTCGTAGTGGTGACGGTCAGGCCGCTGGCGCTGGTGGCGAGCGCCGGCGTGCCGGTGCCGGTGGCGATCCACTTGTTCGCCGGCGTGTCGATGCCGAACTCCATGTCGGACAGGAAGTCCGCGCGCTGGCGGTATTTGTCGAATTTGCGGTAGGTGGACATTGGTCCGTTCCTTTCTGCCCTTCAGGGCTTACTGACCTACACCGTCACGCCTTCAGCGCGGCGATGATCTCGTTGATCTTGGCCTTGCAAGCGTTGGCCAGCGTCTGCGTGGTGCCTTCATCCGAGCCGTCCGGCGTCGAGATGACGGCCAGCGCGTCGATCTCCGGCTTGCCGGAGATGCCGCCGCCTTCCTCCAGTTCGTCGAGCCGGTCGTAAACGTCCGGGATCGAGCGCGGAAGGCCCTTGCTGTTCATGGTAGCCATTGCAGTTCTCCCTTCGCCCTCCCGGCGGGCTTGTCGGCCCGCCGGAGAGGTTCGATCATCAGCCGTTGGTGACGAGCAAAGCCATAGGGATTTGCTTGCGCTCCGGGTAGACACGACGCCAGTTCTGCGCCAGCGCCAGTTCGGCGTTGGTCGGGAACAGGCCGGACACCACGTCGTCCGCCCACTTGATCCCGTAGGGGTGCAGCGCGAACTGCCGGCGGGTCCACAGCGTCTCGACGCCCATGCCGTCGCCAGCCGCCGCGTCAGACTTCACTTCCACCGGCTTCTCGACATCGTGCTCGGCCCAGCCAAAGGCGTTCGCGCCGAAGATGTAGTTGTGGTAGCGGAAGTGGTTCGCCCCCGGAATGACCGGGACGCGGTCGGAAACGTGGATGCGGTAGCCTTGGAAGGTCTCGATCCACTGCGTGCCGTCCGCATCCGGGCGGAAGTCGATCAGTTGCAGGTTCGTCAGCCGGGTGTGGACGACGGAGTGCATCACGATCAGGTTAAGTTCGCGCTTGGCGTCGCCCATCGTCTGGACTGCGGCCGCAATGGCCTCGGTCGAGACGAGGTTGCTCGGCGACAGCGCGCCCGGCGTGTCGACCGACACGTCGTGGATCATGTCGCCGCCGTCATACGTCGCGTTCGAAGCGAACACGCCCTGCGCGGTGGAGATGGCCACGTCGTCGAACTGGCGTCCCCAGTATGCACCGGCGCGGCTGGATATGCGCTGCATCGGGTCGCTGCCGGAAAGCTCGGCCGTCAGGTTGGCCGTCGACCAGCCACGGGTGCGGACCTGCCGGAGCGCCACGTCCTTGGACGCGGTCACGTTGCCCGGCGTGGCGTAGCTGTCCGGGTCATCCGACGCGGTGTCGCTCTCGGTGTCGTCGAGGTCGCGCCAGAACGGCACGTTGAAGGTGCGGCCGCCGCCGGCCAGCTTGTTGGCGAGGTCGCCGTCCGGGCGCAGGACGCCGGCGTTGTAGAACGCCATCACCTGCTTCGTGTCCTTCGCCATGTAGCTGTTGAACACTTCCGGGACGATCACGTCGGAAATACGGGTCGTCATTTTCTCTGCTCCGAAGTTACGCCTTCAGACCGAAGTCTTCCGGCTTTTTCCCTGCGGCCGCGATCAGCGCAAAGGCATGTTCGCGGTCCTCTCGAATGATCTTCATTTGAGCAGTCATGTTGAAGCCGTCGCCCTCGGCGAAGGGGTTTCCGATACGGTCGGGACGACCACGGACGACCCCGTCTTCCTTGTAGAGCGCGGACCCGATCTTCGACAGCATCACGGCGATAGGGGCCGACATGATGACGGACCCCTCCGAACCGATCAGCCCGACACGCTTGAACTCGTTGAGGACGTCGTCCCCGCCGAGGTCTCGGATCACCTTGTCGGCAAACCCGAGATTGACGCGCATCGCGTCGCCGTTGAGCGGGCCCCACAGCTTTTCCAGCTTGGCGGTCTCGGCCTTGGCGACGGCCTCGTTCTGTTCGGCGTGCTGCGTGCTTAACCCGTTGAAATCGTTGACGGCGTTCTCGACCGCCCAATCATGGACGGCGGACGCCTGCGCTTTCGACAGGCCGAGCTTGTGCGCCAGCCCCGCGAAGGACTTGGCACGTTCCCCGTCATACGGGAGGTTCTCGGGCAGGCTTTCGGGCGGTTGGAAATCGTATTCGTCCGCCGTCTTGGGCCGGCCCAGCTTCTCGTAGAACGCCTCGACTTCTTCAGGCTTGGCGTCCTTGCCGGGAACTCGCACAGCATTGCCGAGCAGCTTCGACTGCTCATACGCGGTCTTGACGGCGTCTTCCACCGTCTTCGTTCCGCGCTTCGCGAGCCAGTCTCGGGTGTCCTCGTCGAGAGAGAGGGCCGAAAACGGGTCGCTGCCCTCGTCGGCCTCGGCCGGGTCGGGCGGGTTCGGGTTCGGGTTCACCGCTGCCGCATCGTCGACGTGTCCATCCTTGGGGTCGACGATTTCGGGGTTGGTTCCTTCGCCGGAATTGCTCATATCTCACCTTCCATCAAGTCAAGCTGCATCTCGTCGGACGCGGCTCGGCGCAGTTCATCCATATACGAGAACGGCAGGTCCAACAAGAATAAAATCCTAGCCATCATCTCGCGCTTGCCTTCCCGGCGCAAGAGCGCCGCGCCGTCGGCGGCCGGGTCGGCGATCAGGAAATATTCCGACTGCTTGGCGAGGTCGGCGAGGATGATGTCGGCGTCCTCTCTCGAAGCCGCACCGCGCTGGAAATTACGCCACGCCTCGGAAATGCGGACGTTGCGCGCCTCGGGGCCGCGCTGCGTCGGAGAGAGGACTGTCCGTGTCGTGTCCATGCCTTACCCCGCGAACGCCGGAGAGGCGGCCTGTCCGGCGGCCATGGCGGCCACCGGCCCGTTTTGCAGCGCGCCCGCCAGCGCCGGCGCGCCGGCGGCCGCTTCCGCTCCCTGCGCAAGTTGGGCCGCCCCCGCCCCCATGGACTGCGCAGCATCGCCGCCGCTTTGAAGCGCCTGAAGCGCCATCATCATTTGCGACGTCTGGTCCTGCTGGCCCCGGCTTTCGCCAGCGGCCTCGCGCGAGACCAGCGACGACGCCGGAGCGCCGAGGATCGACTGCGCCTTCTCCAGCATCTCGTCGACGTCGAACCGGGCCATGATCTTCGCGCCCTGATTGGGGTCGCCTCCGGCCAGCAGCATGGCGAACTCGACGAGACGCGACATGCCGACCATCTCGCCCATGCGGCGCAGGCGGTCGAGCGGGCTGGTGAACTTCGGCGCGACATCGGCGTCGGCCAAGCTGTCGGGCATGGCGAGCGGGCTGTCGTCGTCGAAGGCGCGCTTGCGGCCGAGGATCGCGACCTCGCGGTCGGTCATGTGGCTCAAACCTTCGTTGAGGCTGATGCCGACGGGGCCGAGAAGCTCGCCCTTCTCCTGCGCCCGGATCAGCGCCTCGGTCGCCGTCTCCGTCCGGTCCTGAATGATGATCTGCCACAGGTTCAGGTAGAGCATTTCGCGGACGGAGTTGCGCCGCGCTTCCATGACAGCCTGCGCGAAATCCGGCCGGACGCCGGTGTTCAGCGGCGCGAACAGCGGCCGCCCGTCGGCGCTGACCATGTTCGGGTTAACGGCCGCCGGGTTCAGGTTGAGCTTGACGTAGTTCTTGCCGGCGGTGCCGTATGCCGGCCGCACGGCCGTCTGGACGGCGATCAGTTCGTTCTTCGCCATCTCCTGAAGCGACTTTATCTCGCCGAGCGCGATGGCGACCGGACCCTCGCTGTACGGCGTCGAGCCGGTGTTCGTCCACGCATAGCGGACGAACGGAAACTCGTTGAAGCCGCCCTCGCCGACGAGGTGCTTGTCGTCCGGGAAGGCGTAATAGCTGGCGAAGGCCGAGCCGCGCATACCGATGCGGCCGCCGCGCTCCTGCTCGTCGCGCGGCTTGACGGCATGAAGGACGCGCACCGTGTTGTGCTTCTGCTTGTCGTCGTCGAGCATTCGCTTGACCGCCGCCGGCAGGTCGTCATAGCCGAACTTCGTCGCGCATTGCAGCGCCGAGTAGCGGAAGACGCGGAACATGCGGTCGGGCTGGCCGGCCGGATCGACGCCGGGGAACAGTTCGGGCAGAGGCAGGTAGCTGTAGCGGAACGGGACGCGCGCGCCGGGACCCGGAATTTCTTCAATGAACTGCCAGCCGTCGCCAAAGGCGCACATGGACCGGATGGCCGAGCGATGGCTCGCCCAAAAGCCGGTCTTCGGGTTGGCGCGCACGGCGAACAGGTAGTCGCGCAGACGCTCCAGCGCGACCTTTTCTTCGTGCGTTTCCTCGCCCCCGAAGATGTCGCCTTTCGACAGGTCGTGCCACGTCTGGCTTTCCGGCGTCTTCAGCGACAGCATACCGGCCGACAGGCGCTCGACCGCCCAAAGGCTGGTCAGGTCGTAAAGGTCCTTGGACCGCATCGACGCGACCGGCGCGTCGACGACGCTGCGGATCGCGGCCGAGGGATGGCGAGCCAGCAGGAACTCGTTCGTCTGCGTGCTTGGCAGGACGTACCGGGCGATGTCGCGCCAGTAGCTCTCCCACGGGCTGCGCATGTCGGCGAGCCCGCTCCATTCGTCAATGAGGTCTTGGACGATTGCCAATGTCAGACCCCCGCGCCGAGCGCCGCCACCTGCTGCCGGCGAGCCTGCTGGCCGTAGTTGCTGTCGCCGAGCACCGACGTGAAAATGTTGCCATATGTGCTCTGCTGGTCCGCCAGCCGGCGGCGCGTCGTCTGTGCCGCCGCCGTGGCGTCGCCCCGGTCAGGAGCCGGCGTCGGCTTCGGCAGTTCGGGCGTCTTTTGCTTGAAGCACATGGTCGTCACACTCCGATGTAGGAAAGGATCGCGGACGTGAAGCCCAGCGCGACGGACAGCGCGAACAGGAAGCCGGTTACAGCCGCGCCATTGGCCTGATAGTCGGCCTGCTGGAACGCCCACGTTGCCGCTGCCGTGCCGACAGCCGCCAGCGTCCCCAGTTCCGCGCCGCGCCACATGCCATAGGTGAACAGCCCGCACACGGCGAGAACACCCCACACAATGATCGCGACGATCTGGAAAGGCTGCACGTTCATGTCTGAACCCCGTATCGTTTCGCCGCGTCCGCCATCGCATCGGCGGTCCAGCGGTAGAGTAGGAATTTTTCCCCATTCCGTCCATACACGAACGGCGGGCCATGCACAACTGCGCCGGTGCTCTCCAGCCAGCCATGCGATTGCCGGTGATCGACATGCGTCCGGGCCTCCATCGACAGGTAGCCCTCGGCGACCTTGCCGGGCAGGTAGTCAGCTATCAGGAACCGCGTCGCCTCGACGAGAACGCGCCACGTCCGCCGCGTGCCGATGGCCCATGCCGACAGCGTGCAAACGTTGATCGGGTGCGCTCCGAAGAACAGGACCGGGCGGTCGTTGTCGAGCGCGACGAAAGCGTCGCCGCCCATGAGCAGCGCGTAGGCGATCTCGTGCCGCTTCATGCCTTCGGGAAGCTGACAAAGGATTTCTGCCTCGTCCTCCGGCCGCATGTTCGCCACGATGTAGCTGGCGTCCCGGAAGCACGCCGGGCGCACGGTCGTCACCATCCTTCCCTCGGATCGTAGTCGTCGGCCGCCGGCGTGCTCGTCCGCCCGTTCAACCTGTCGATCAGCGACGGCCGCATCGTCGTCGCGCGAATGATGGCGTGGTCGCGGTACTGCCACGCGCCGAGAACCGCGTCGGCCTCGTCCGTCGACGCCCCCATGAGCCGCTTGCGAAGCTCGTCCTTGCTCTCGACGAACAGTTCCTTGCCGCGCACGAACCAGTGCGGCGTCGTCAACTGCGTCATCAGGCGGTTGCTCGGCGGAAGGCAGATGCGGAAGCCGCTGGCCGGGTCGAGCGCGAGGCGGAACTCCCACCACATTTTCGCGCGCAGGTTGGCGTAGCGGTAGGTCCCTTCCGGCGTCGTCGAGCCGTCGGTCTTGCTGACCGTGTGAAGCTCGACGCAATCGGTCATCCGATAGCGTTCCTCCAGCACGGCGGCCGTTGCGCCCGCCCAGCCGCCGGTGGCGTCGAGCACGATCAGCGAACCGTCGAGCCGTTCGTCTAGGATCAGCTTAGCGACTTCCTTCCCGGTCGGCGTGTCGCGGCCGGGTCGCGAGACAAGCTCGTCGAAGTAGTCGGTCTCGCACAGCGGCGCGAGCACCGTCGTATCCGCGCCGCCCTGCGCCAGATCGCCGTAGAGGACAAGCTGCTTCAGTTCGATCACGTCGCGCTCGTCGCGCGCGTTCCAGCGTTCTTGCGCCGCCAGCACCCACTGCGTCGGTATGATCTGCTTGGGATGGTCCTCGCCGCGCACCGTGAAGTCACCCTTCAGCAGCATCGACTTCAGCGGCTCCGGCGTGCCCGACAGCTTCTCCGCGTAGCCCGTGCCGCGCAGGAAGACGTTGTCGGTCAGCAGCGAGCGGATGAACGTCCTCGACTTGGCGACCGACACGCGGCCCTTGTCGATGTCTTCCTGCGTCGCGTCGGGCAGATGCTGGCCGGTCAGCGTGTCGTAGCAGCCCGGCCCGTCGACCCATATCGTCACCTGCCGGTCGCCCTCGGCGCGCATGAAGCACCAGCGCAGTTCGCCGGGCTCGGCCGGGTGCGGATAGAGGTCGTCGATCCACGGCGCGAACCACCGCTTTAACCATTCGCCCAGCCCTCGGTCGACGAGGTTGCCGGCCTCGTCGAACTCGGGGATCGGCGGGTTGGTCGCGAAGACCGCGCGCTTGCGCTGCCCGGCCAGCGTCGAGCGCAGCCACTGGAGCACGAAGATAACGCGCATCTCGGCAAGCTGCGCCGCCTCGTCGAAGGCGATCAGATCGTGCGGCCGGCCCATCCACGCGCGCTCGCTGCCGGGTGCGTCGAGGTGACCGCCTTCAATCAACCTGTCGTCGTTCGTCACCATGCGCCGCTTGACGTCGTTCTTCGTCGCAATGTGTTCGTGCATCACCTCGTTGAGCCGGTCCCAAAACCCGTCGAGGTCCTTCGATTGGGCGCGGAAAATGAGGCTTCGCCGGTGCGCTGTAGTAGCAAGTCCTAATATAAGTTCCGATTTTCCGCCGCCAGCCGCGCCGCCGTAGAGCAGTTCGTCGGCCTCGCAGTAGAAGGCTTGTGTCTGCGGTCCCGGTTGCGGAAGCCACGGCAGGTCCAGCTTGGGCTTGGCGAGCGCGATCAGCCGTTCGCGCTCGTCCTTGCCGGCGTTGCGGACGATCTTCTCCAGCGCGTCTAGGTCGAGCGGCAGGTCTTCGAGGTTCATCCCTGCACGCGGCTCCAATCGTCGGTACGCTCGCCCGGCAGCACGTCGAGCACGGTCGCGAAGGTCGAGACCGTGCCTTCGTCGGCGTCAAGGATCATCATGAAATCGGACAGGCGGATGCCGTACAGGCGTTCCTGCCGCTCCCAATACGCCTTGCACCGAGCCGCCCATGTCGGGTCGTCCTGACCGACGACAGGCGACAGGATGGCGCGCCATGCCATGCTCCGAAGCTGGCCCTTGGCAATCGGGCCCTTCCGGGGAAGCCTGTAGACGGTCATCGGCGGAAATGCTCCGCGAACGCGAGGAACCCGCCGCCGGCAAGGAACAGCACCAGCAGGCTTGACAGGCCGAACGCGCGGAAAAACTCGACTGCGGTCACCATGGCGACGAGCAGTATCAGGAGCATGGCCGGCGTAACCACCAGCCACACGAACACGAAAAGCCCGGCCACTTTCAACACTTCGTTCACGGCATCACCTCTGTCGCGTCTTCTGCATCGGCGTCGATCATAGCAGGTTTCGCCTGTCCTGTCGCGTCGCGCAGCGCGGCAATGATCGCCATGGCGACCATGCGCGGGTCCTCGCTCTTGTCGTTGACCTCGACACGCGCGTCGACCGTGTGGTCGACGTTGTCGCGCCAGCGGTCGCGCTGCCGGTTCTTCAGCCAGAAAATTTGTGCCGTCACGTTGGGCTCGACGTGCTTGACGACAGGAACGCGAACGATCTTGTCCTTGATGACCTTGATTTCCTCGCTCACGAAGCTGTAGCCGACCGCCCGGTCGAACAGGCTCGCCTCGACGCGGCCGTCGCCGATAAGCTGGCCCCGCTTCAGCGCGGTGTCGAACTCGGCGTCTTTTGCACGCCACATGCGGATGGTGACGGGGTCGACGTCGAAGTGCTGTGCGATTTCGAACGTCGTGGCGCTGGCAAGCCCCAGCATCCGCGCCTCGTCGAGCATCTGAATACGATGCTCCGATAGCAAATCGCGATAGGTGCGGGAAGCCTTAGAGCGGATTTCTATATCTCGCGGCTCGTAGGCATACTCCCCCCTAGTACGCTCCGCCTTGCTTTTCAACGATTTACCCACTTTTCGCACCTCGCGATGAAAATTTCCCGGTTTTTAGCACAAGACCCCCTTGACTGCAAAAACGAAACAAGTGTAAAGATAACCGTAACACCGGCCTCGGCCACGCTCTTTGACATCGTAGAAACCACATGAAAGTCGAAACGGCCCGCTCGGGCCGTCGGCCGGCGGATAGTCTCCCGGCCCTGATGAGACAGATGAAAGGGAACCGAAATGTCAAGTTCTGCCGTCGAAATCGTGCGCGCCGCCGGGTGGGAAATCCACTTCATAGATGACGGGTACGGCCCGACCGGATGGTGGGCGTGCAAGGGCCTCTTCTCCGACCCCGAGTTGGAAACCGGCATCTTCGACACCGAAGAGGACGCGGCGACGGTCGCGCTCCAGACGTGGCCTCACCTCTTCGCCTAGCCGAAGGAAGAACCAGCCGAAACCGGGCGCTGAAGCCCGGTCGCCGTGGAACTGGCCCACCCACTGCCTGACGATGGCAGGGCCCCGAAAAGGAAAACACCGTGGCAAACCTCCGCTTCAATCGCCTCTCCGACATCGACTTCAGCCGCAAGGCAACCGTGACGGTCGGCCACAACCGCACCGTGACGAAAGTCGCCGACATTCACGCTGACATCTACTCGTTCCGCCTGCATGGTCACGAAGTCGCCCGCCTGCTCGTCGAGCACGGCGGCGCTCGTTCGATGCTGACGCTGAAGCACTGCGGCTACATGACCCGGACGACGGGCGCGGCGATAAAGGACGCGATCTCGCTGTTCGGGTTTTGGGGGAACGTCTCGTTCGCTGGCGGCGAGTTCCGGGCGGGCGTGCAGCACCGATACGAAGGCGATGCGCTGGAATGGTGCCCGCTCTACGCGAACAGCGGGTTCGATTTCGAGTTTGGCGACGCCGTGCAGCCGCTGCGAGTTACCGCATTCTAGCCGAAACCGGGCCGCTGGCCCGGTCGCCGTGGAACTGGCCCGCCCACTGCCTGACGATGGCAGGGCCCTGAAGGAAAATACCATGCACGCCTCGAACCCCCGCGCGAACGGTTTCAATTATGGTTCGCCGCTGCCGGAACCCGATTTCTGGTCCTATCGCCGGATCAAGGCTTTCGACGACCGCTACCGGCAACGCAATTCCGAGACCGCCCGCGAAAAGTCGTGGGAACTCGACATGCTGATCCGGGCGGTTCGCCACTCGGTCTACCCCTATGAGCAGCGCCTCGCGCTGGCGTCGCTTCTCGCCTTCGCGCAATCGGAGTTTAACCTGTGAGCAAGACAACAATCGTCCTCCTGCTGATCCTCGCGGCGATCCTGATCGCCGGCATCGGCGATAGCCCCTCCCTATAGCCGAAACCGGGCTTTGAGCCCGGTCGGCGCCGAATGATCCCGGCGGCCTGATGAGGCAGATCACCTCCTGAAAGGAAACCGACATGTCCATTTACACGCAAACCGCTCGCTTCGACACCGGCCGCGCGCTGACCGAGGACGAAATGCACCGCATGGCCCCCTCGATCTTCGCGGTCGACGCGCACGAAAGCCGCTCCGCCCGGTTCCGCCCGATCCCGACCATCGAAATCCTGCGAGGGTTGGAGAAGGAAGGCTTCGTCCCGGTCGGCGTTCGCCAGTCGGCGACGCGCGATCCGGGCAAGGCTCCCTTCACCAAGCACATGATCCGCCTGCGGCACGTCGACGCCATGCAGAAGCACGCGGTCGGCGACACCGTGCACGAGATGCTGCTGAAGAACGCCAATGACGGCACCAGCGCCTATGACCTCATGGCCGGCCTGTTCCGCATCGCTTGCCTGAACTCGCTGGTTTCGCAAACCGACACGGTCGACACTGTGAAGGTCCGCCATTCCGGCGACGCGGTCGGCAAGGTCATCGAAGGCACCTATACCGTGCTCAAGGCCGCCGAGACCGTCATGCGCGCGCCGCAGGACTGGTCGCAGATGAAGCTGAACCGCGACGAGGCGATGGCGCTGGCGGAAGCCGCGCACATGCTTCGCTTCGGCGACGCCGAGGGCGAAGTCTCGACGCCGGTCCAGCCGCTCCAGCTTCTCGCCCCGCGCCGTCGCGACGACGCGAACCGCGACGACCTGTGGATGAACTTCAACATCATTCAGGAAAACGTCATCAAGGGCGGGCTGCGCGGTGTCCGTGTCGACGCCGAGACCGGCCAGCGCCGGCGCATGTCGACGCGAGGCGTCAAGGGCATCGACCAAGACGTCAAGCTCAACAAGGCGCTGTGGCTGCTCGGCGAGCGCATGGCCCAACTGAAGGCCGCATGACATTGCCGAAACCGGGCTCCGGCCCGGTCGCGCGCAGGGTGGCTCCCTCGCGCCTGATGATGGCAAGCCCTAAGAGGACACCACGATGAACACGAAACGCACTGTGCGGCCGTCTGTGGCCCGCCTGTCGGCAATCTCGATCCGGTCGGGCGCTGGTCGCTCACCGTCAAACCCTGTCCGTCGTTTCGACGAGGCGCTGCCGGGGGAAATCGAGACCGGCGCGGTCTGGCGAGCGCCCGACCCTTGGGCGTCCCGCTACGCCGCCGCCATGATCGCCGCCGGCCACGTCGACAGCTTCCGATGACACAGAAAAAGCCCCGGCCTCGCGCCGGGGCTTTTTTCGTTCGGAGAGGATTTGTTGCATTGTTGTGTTGCAAACGCATTTTTCCCTTAGCCTCCTATATAATTACATAAGAGGTACACTATTTTATATATACACCTATCTATTTAATATACAACAATGCAACAATTATAAGGTAGTATATTGATTTTTAACGTCTTTCTCCTGTTGCACGTTTGTTGCAAAGCTGTTGCACTGTTGCGCCGCCGCGCCGCCCCCAAGCAGTTTAAGGCGAGAATGAGGCGACGACCGCCTCATTCTCGCCGCAATCCGTCCAGCGACAACAAAGCCGTTGTTGCATTTGCATCAGGATCGCCATTTTGCAACAACGTGTCCCGCAACAAAGACGCGTTTGCGCTCGTCCATTTCGCCGCGTCCTGATGCGTCCGGGCGAACACCGTGTAGCGCCTCCCGTTCACCATCGGCCACCAGTTTTGCCCCCTCGGCACGCCTATGCGGACGCACTCTTTTCGAAGCGCACGCTTCACCATGTTGGGTAGCTCGAACCCCTTCGGAAGCTCCGTGTCGGACGTCCTTTCCAGCGCCCGCATCTGCCTCTCTACCTGCGCCGCGACGAACACGGGACCGGGCAGGCTGTCGACCGCCGCCTCCAGCAGCCGGTCGAAATCGGACTTCGCTTCCTCTGTCATCGCCCTCTTGCCTTCGAACACCGGCGGCGTGTCGAATGGCGAGTAGCCCGACAGGTCGCGCTCGCCGAGCCATGCGTGGAACGCCGCGACGTTCTCCGGCCGGTAGAGCCAGTCGTTGACCTCCGTCCACCACGACAGCGGCTTCGTGCCGCCATTCCTGATGACGCAAAAGCGCCGGTCGGTGTCGGGTATCGGCAAGGCGTCGGCGTGGTTCGTCGCGATGATGAAGGACGTCGACGACATAGCCCTGTAGTTCGACCGCCCCTTGACCGAAATCTCGCGCACGGTCGGCCGCACCTCGACCGTTTCTTTCAGGTGCTCGTAGGTGTTCCGCTTGGTCCGGTAGGTCGACCCCTCGGTGTCTTCCGAACTCTCGTTCACCATGACGACGAGCGTGTCCGCCTGCCACTCGTTATATTGCGACTGATAGGTGCGCCCGGTGAACGCGGCGAAGGGGATCGACCGGACATAGCGTTCGCCGAACAGGCGCGACATGAGGACGCCGAGCGTGCCGCGCCCCGTGCCGAACGTCCGGTGCGCCACCATGACGACGGCCGGTCCCGGAATGTGCGGGTAGCGCGCCTTGAAAGCCAGCCAGTCGAGAAACCATTCCCGCTCGACCGCGTCAGGGATCAGGTGCTCCATGAACTCGATCCCGGCTGCTGCCGACCCGCCCTCGGCGATATGCAGCGGCGGGTCGTAGCAGTTGACGTAGAGCCGCCCGTCTTCCTCGAAGGTCGGGCGTGGCTTGTCCGGGCGCATTCGCAGCCCGGCGACGACCGTGCGGCGCTCGTGACGAAGCCACACGTCGACCGGGTTTATCAGCCGCCGCCCGCCGCGCGGCCCGACTTCCTCCATGGCGTTCGGCAGCATCTCCAGCCTGAATTTCGCCACCGGCTTGCCGTCCTCCGGTGACGAAGCCCATAGAGGCACGACGTCGTTCTGCTGGTGCGGGCAATAGGCGTAGACGTCGAGCATCTTCGCCACCGCCGTCGTCATGTCGTCGGCCGTCTTGATCTTCAGCCGCCGGCGCTCGGCCAGTTCCTTCAGCTTCTCGCCGATGCGGTCGATCTCCGGTCCGAAGTCGACCGGCGCGGCCTCGGCCTCGACATGCGTCACGCCGGTGGCGCTGTCCCAAATCGCCAGAAAACCGGCCCGCGTCAGCGAGACGAGGCAGCGGTCGGGCGACCGCTTGGGGTCCGGCCCTTCAAGCCACGACGCCGAGACGCGAACGCCTTCGTCCGACGCCGTGACGAGCGCCTTCAGCGCCTCCAGCGACACGCCCCTGTCCCCCTCGTGGACGTCGAACACCATGTCCCCGGCCAGATCGTAGACGCGCTCGGCGACGTTCTCACCGGCGGCCGTCAGCGCCACCGGCGACCAGCCGGCCTCCGACAGTATGCGCTCAGCCTCGTCGACCAGCGCGGCAAGCTGCTTCTTCGTCAGCACCGGCAACCGATCAAGCGGCACGTCGAGCGGTGACTGATCCCGCCACGCATAGGAGCGCAGCACTTCGCCGTTCGCCGCCAGCGTATGCGGGCCGAAAGCCCCCATCTGCCGCGACGACGCGCCGCCGAAGACCTCCAGAACGTGCGAGCCGTCGTCCAGCGTCTCACCCGGCCGCGTCCAGCGCCGCGAATGCAGCCGCCCGAAGGGTTCGTCCACCCGGAAGAACCAAGCCACCTTGGCGCGCCCTGACGACCGCTCCAGCCACGGCGCGGCCTCGTCCTGAAGCTCGGGCGCGATCTCCAGCAGCGCGTCGGCCAGCCGCTCGACGACGTCGCCGTCGTCGATGTCGATGTCGACCGCGACGAGCCCGTTCTCGACACGCAGGCCGGTCGCCAGATCGCGGCCGTGCCGCCGCGCCCATTCGTCGATCACCTCCGGCGTGATCTCCAGCGACGGCCAGTCCTTCAGATAGGTCGCCTTGTCGCGGTTTCGTATCGGCGAGTAGCCGTTCTCCAGCAGGCGCAGCCTGATCTGGCGGGCTTGTTCACGGTCCATGTCAGCACCTCAAAAGAGAAAGTCCTGCCCGTTATAGGGCAGGATGTCGATGACGACGCGGCGCAGCGCGCCATCGTCGGCCGTCACAAACGTGCATAGCGCCGCCGACGGGTCGGCGGCGTGCAGTCGAAGGAAGTCGCCGAGCATGTCGCGCCCGGCGTCGTGCAGCCCACGCTCGGACGCCTCGTCCTCGGCGTCCGACCAGTCGGCTATCTCATAGCCGACATAAACGTAGCCGGTCTCGGCGTAGCCGACAATCGGAAGAAGGACGCGGACCATGCGCGGAGCGTCGAAGGGCCGGGGCGGGAAAGGCCAGTTCATGCGCGGTTCCCCCTGCGCGAGAAGCGCCGGGGCACGCCGTGTGCGGCCGTCCACGCCTCTATGAAGGCCGCCAGCCGGCCGACGCGCTCGGCCCGGCCGTCGCCGTCCAGCGCCAGCCGGCACGACCACGACAGGAACGACATCGCACCCTGATCGGAGTTGCAACCGCGACAGGCCCACAGCCACACCTCCGCGTTACCGCCCATCGACACGGGAACGTCATGCGCGACCGACGCGCGGTCGCGGCGGTTCTGCGCCGTGGCGTTCTTCTTGCGCGGCCGGCCGTGAAGCATGGCGTCGCCGCAGCACGGGCAGCGCGTACCGAACTTGGCCGTCACCGCCTCGGCAAGCTCCTTGTGGAAAACCCGCAAGCCAATCGTCCCCTCGTCACCGCTTGGCATGTTCGACCCTCCGCAACTCGTAGATGGCCCAGTTCCCCAGCGCACCGCCACCCTCGGCCGGAGACACGCCACCGCCGCAGCGAGCTATGGTCCAGCCCAGCGGCTCCAGCTTGGCCCGCGCCCGCGATACGTGGACGCGGATCGCGCCGGTTCCGTACTCCGGCCACCCGCCGGCCTTGTAGGCGATAAGCAGGTCGAGCGACGAGGTTGGCCCCTCGTTCGCGAGGTGCGCGACGATGCGCCGCTCGTCCGGCGTCAGCATCGCGCCGTAGGTCTCGATCATGAAAGCTTCGCGCTCGTCCATCATCGGCTCGCCTTCCTCGTCAGGACGAACAGGCTTCCCTTATCCCTTGACGACACGCGCCACGGCAAACCCTCGTCGATCATCGTCGAGTTGATCTTATAGATCATGACGCGGATATTCTGCATCGGCACCGCCGGCTTGTGTCGCGTCGGCCAGATCGCCTCGACCACCACCTCACGCGGCACTGGTTTCGGATAGGCGTCGATCAGCCTGTCCATCATGCGCAGCTTGGCCCAGCCCGAGACGACGCCGTACAACTCCACGTAGATGGCCGCATTTCTGTGCAACTCGCTCATAACCCAATTCCTTGTTTCACCTTGCGAACCGTGTTTCGCGCGACACGCTCGACCTCGAACCTGTTCATCCAGCCGCCGTAACGTGCGCCGTAGACCTCGCCGCCTATCTCGACCGACAGGTCGGTCAGCAGGATCGGTTCGCCTCTCCACACGACCGTGCGCAGCTTGCACGTCACAAATCGGAAGTCGCCCGGCACGTCATCCATCGTCTTTCCTCCGCACTGGCGTCAGCGTCATGCCCAGCACATTGAAGCACGCCTCCAGACTGTCGATCTTCGGCGTCGAGCGCGTGCGCCAGTTCTTCAGCGTGTGCTCGCCGATCCCGGCCCGCTCGGCCATGTCGAGCACGCCGATCTGCTGCCGCGACATTTCGGAGAACAGGCGGCGCACAAGCGGATGCGCCGCGCTGGCGTCAGGCAGGCGGCGGAACTGCCTCATGTCCTGCCTCCGCTTGTGTCGCGGGCATGGCGGTCCGCGACTGCTGCCGCTTCCTCCAGCGCCTTACCCCGCGCAGCACGTTCCCGCTCCTCTACCTCTGCGGCAGGGAGGATGACGTAGCCGGCGGCGGTGAGAGCCTCTACTGCCTCGACAGAGATTGCGAGGATCGACAAATCTCGGTATGTTTGGCGGGGCATTGACGCCAGTCGTTCGTAGATCGCATCACGCGGGGTCATGGCTCGCCTCCTGTGCTGCGGTGAGCAGGTCTCTGGCAAGGTTCCTCATGTCGTCTTGCCGGCCTTGGAATTTTAAGCCGGTAGTTCCGTGATGAAACACAGGGAAACCTTGCGCCACGACGCTGCCCTTGCCCAGCCCTTCCCATGAATAGTTGAACCACGCAGTAATGTGGCGCGCGACAACTTCTACCTGCGCCTCCGTCACCGCCTGTTCTGAGGGGCGGGTGTAGAGGGGAATGTCATCTGGTAGTATTTTTACCTCCGACACTGCCTGAAATTGCCAGCCAACGGGGCGCGACGGCTTGTCTATTTTCATTACGTCGATGCCATCAAAGGCCCACCTTCGCATCCACGCCGCCTCCTGCTGGCCTTCCGGTGCGGCTGGCTCAAGGGCGGGGAGGCGGGTGTTCGCCCATCGGATTGCGGCGCGGGCGGTTCGCATCTTTTGCGCCGTCATCTCGCCCATGTGGAGGCGCATTTCCTGCGCGGGCATATCCGGGTCCAGCACCTTCACCGCGCCTGTGCGGGAGAGGGCTTCGGCTTCGGCTAGGTATTTTTCGCGCAGATCGGAATGATGATGATCGCGCTCATTCGCAAGCCGCTCTACCTCTGCCTCCAGTTCGGCAATGCGGGTTGCCGCTTGATGGCACAGTCCGTAAAGACGCCATGAGGGGCTTTCTCTATGCGCCTGTTGCAATGCCGTAAGCAGCTCAACCACCTTCCTGCCCTCCTGTCAGTGCGCGGCGGGCGGCGCGGAGATGGCCGACGTTCAGGCGATGCTCGCCGTCAAGTCGTTCTGTGTCGTGGAACACGAAACCGTCATTCTGGTCAGCATCCCATCCGTCCGCTTCGCGCGCAAACGGCTCCAGCGCCTTCCTTGCCTCGGCAAGCCGGGACCGAAGCGAATGAAGCTCGCTCGCGTATTCGGTTGCCGTCCTCTTCCAGCCTTCCATTTCCGCATCCTTCGCGGCGAGGGTGTCGAGTGCATCCGCCGCCATCTTCAGGCTTTGCCTGCGATACCCGTTGGCTTCCTCGCGAATGTCTTCCCGCAACCGGCCGGCAATCGCCCGCGCTTCTGTCAGTGCGTCACTCATATCTCCATCTCCTTTACCGCTTTCGAGTAGTACCAGTTCGACGAGATTTCCGCCGCCAGCGGCAGGCCAGCATCCCATCCGTCGTTCGTCACCATCTGATGTTTCAGCCACCGCGCCGCCTCGACCTCCATCCCCTCCATGACCTCCTGCACGACCTCGTCATGCGTGTGCATGACCGTATCGGACAGGCCGCGCCACGCAGCGTCACGGTCCAGCCGCTTCAGCGTCCGGCGCAGGACCGACGCCGCGCCCGCCTGCGTCACGTTTTCGCAGTTGTGGACGATAAACGGTCCACGTTCTCCCAAGACCATGAAGCGCCGCCGGGGTCCGGCGTTGACGAGGTCATAGACAGCCCGTGGTTCCAGCGATAGAGCAATGTCGAGTGTGCGATACCCGTTCGCCTCGCGACCTCGGCCATGTTCATCGGCAGCGAGTTCCGCTTGTTCGACGCCTGTTCGTGCCACGTCGCCCATATGCAGTTCTCTGGCGAGTAGTCGCCGTTCACGTCCTCCCGTTCCAGCGTCAAGCCTTCCCGGTACGTCGGCCCCATGTCCGCCGAGAAGTTCTCGAAGCGCGACCAGTGCGCGCAAACCTTGATACCCCGCCCGCCGTAGCGCGCCCACGCTTGGTGAGAAGGCAGGCGACAGCGGTCCAGCATAGAGCGCCAGACTGCATACAGCTTTGTTTTCGAGCCTCCGTGTGTCGAGTTCGCCAAACCAATGCGCGATCTCGTCTCGCACCCGCAAGATTGCGGCGAAGGTTTTCTGTTCGGCCTCGACCACCCTTCCGAGGAACATTCGAACAAGTTCCCGCACGCGCAACGGCAAACCCACCGTGCCGTCTTCCCGTGAGGCTGCGGCGGTCCCGGATGCAGAACCGTAAGGCTCCCGAAAACCTGCCCGGTGAAGTCCCGAACAATCCTGCGCTTGCTTCCACCCTGCATCGGTCAGCACCTCATGATCCGGTGTCATTCTTACACCGTCCACTGATATGGTAAGCTTCTTGCCTTTAAAACACAACCCATCATGCCCAACGAACTCGACGCCGTCGAAGACTTTGTCGCGAGTGGTTATGTCGCGTAGTTTTTTCCAGCCGTTGTCGGTTGCGACAAGCGCGCTGCCGTCGACGCACAGCTTTCCGTACCACGCCGCCGTGCGGCCGTAGCCCTTCAGATACGTCAACTGGTAGCGGTCGACGAGGCGGCCAGTCTGCTTGTCCTCGACCTCGCGCCACTCCCATTTGATCGCCGGGTAGGTCAGCAGCCGCCCGCACGGCAGGGCACAGAACAGCGTGCCCTTCAAGTAGGATCGGTCGTAGACATAGGCGACGCGGCCCGCCGGGAAGATCGTGTCCGGGTTCTCGATAGCCGAGTTGGCCGCGCCCCAAAGCCCGTAGGAGCCTTCGCGCCCGTGCGCGCCCCAAAAGGTCCGCGCCCATGCGTTGGCGTCGCGCCAGCGTCGTATCATCTCCATCGACTGTTTCTCGTCGAGGTAGACGCCGTAGGTCGTCGCCATGGCCTGAAGCGCGCCGAGCCCGCCGCCGAAGCCCAGCGCCAGTTCCGGCACCTTCCCGTGCGACTGGCGCAACGCCTTGGCTTCCTTGTCGCCTCGCCCTAGCGCCTCCCAAAGCTCGCCGGCGTCGCGCCCGACCAGATCGGCGGCCGTGCGTACATAGACGTCCGGCTCGTTCGGATCGGCGTCGACCGTGCGGAAGATGTCGAGCTTGGCGTCGGCGAGGCGCGACTGCGCCAGCCACGGCAGCACGCGCGCCTCGATGTTGCTGAAGTCCCCCCATACAAGGACTTTACCGCGCGGCGCTATGAACGTCGGGCGCAGCAAAAGAGACAGCTTTTTTGCAGGCGGCTCACCGTATTCGTGCCCGTCCTTCGCGCCGAGGCGATGGAACTCGTCGAGGAAGGCGTCGGAGACCTTGAAGCTCATGCCGACACCTCGGAGAAATCGCCGCGAGCGGCGCGAACCAGAAGGTCCGGCTTGGTGGGGTCGGTCCACCGGCGCTCATCAAAATAAAACCCCCCGCTCGCAAGCGACATCTCGGCCTCGACCAGACGGTCGATCTGCTTGCGCAGAACGCGCACACGCCAGCGCACGCGCTTTTTCCACGCCGCGACCGCCTCTTCGACCGTTAGGCACGCGTACGGGATCGCCCGGTCCTTGGACACCCAACGCCACGACCCGGCCCGCCAGCGCCGGTCCTCCGACACCCACCAGCCACGCGGCGTTTCCTTGAGCACCGGGATCATGTGCAAGCTCGCGTGCGTCGGACCGCCCGGCAGCGGGTAGCCGCTCTCGTCGACCCCCGTGCTATAGGTATGCTCTACCACGCGATACAGATAGTTCGGTGTCATTCGAAGTCCTCCCAATCCTCCGGCGCGGCACCTTGCAGGTGTTCCGGCACGCCGGCCTCGTCGAGCGAGCGCGTCGCGGTGCGGCTGACGTTGCGCAAGCTGTCTTTCAACCGCAAAGCGTCTGCCGACAAGTACTTGTCGGGCGCACCTACACGTAGCTCCGACAGCGACGCGGCTTTGGTCACGTTGCGCAGCATATCCTTAATCTCGACGTGTCGGCCGCCGCGCATGAACCCTGTGCCGTGCAGCATGGCATCCCGCAAGGCCTTGGCGGCCTCGGCCTCGCGCCGGACGTGCTCGCGCCGCGCCTTCTCCCTTGACCTCCCTCGCTTAGCCATTGTCCACGTCCTTTCCGGTCCAGCGCCTGAAAAGCTCGACGCCTAGCGCGCGGCTCCCTTCCGGGCCGGAGCACAGGATCAGCTTTCGCGCGGTTATGAACCAGCCGAAGCCGGCTTCCTCGAACTCGATCTCGTCAGCCGACAGGTCGAGCCGGCTGGCGAACTCCTGATCTTCGAGCGCCCGGCCGAACGCCGAGCGGATGACCTGCGCCTTCATGACCGGCCCTCCAGAAACAGCCGGCTTGCGGCGCAGCCGACGGAGGTCTTCGCCCCGTCAGCGTCGAGCGAGCAAAGCCGCCCGAGCGTGTCGCGGAACAGCGAGCCCGTCCATGACAGATGCACGATGCGGCATTTAGCCTTCGTCGTCGCACCGTCTGCGTAGAGCCTGACGAAGCCGGAGCCGAGCTTGCCGTAGAGATAGCCGTCGCGCGTGTAGACGTCGCATTGGCGGTAGACACCATTCTCGACGAGGACGCACGCCTCGCCTTCGACCTGCTTGAAGAAGCTCATTTCACCGGCTCCATAAACCCGCGAATGACACACATGCGCTCAAGGAAATCGACCAGCGCCAAGCTCTCGTCACCCAACTGCGTTCCACCGCGCGTCTCGTTCCAGTGCTTGCGAGCTTCGGCGAAAGTGAAATATCGGCACCCGGCGATGATGCGCGGCCCGTAAGGGGTCTGGACCGCGACGAAATTGTAATTGTCGGAGCGGGTAGCAAGGAGAACGACGCCGGAGACCCGCGCAGGGCCGGAGACCAGCGCACGGCCGGAGACCCGCGCGTCGCCGTAGACCTGCGCACGGCCGGAGACCCGCGCGTCGCCGTAGACCCGCGCATGGCCGGAGACCAGCGCATCGTAGTAGACCCGCGCATTGCCATAGACCACCGCGTCGCCGGAGACCCGCGCAACGCCGTAGACCACCGCGTCGCCGTAGACCTGCGCATTGCCGGAGACCTGCGCATGGCCGGAGACCTGCGCGTTGCCGTAGACCCGCGCATTGCCAGAGACCACCGCGTCGCCGTAGACCTGCGCATTGCCAGAGACCACCGCGTCGCCGTAGACCTGCGCATTGCCGAAGACCCACGCATTGCCGGAGACACCGAGGTTCTTTTCGCTCTCGACCCAGCCGACGACCGCTCCAGCCGCAACAGGACCGATGGCGATCTTCGCCCGGATGCGGTGGAGCGTGACACCAAGCCAGACTTTGGTCTCGCCGGTGCTCTCATATTTGGCGTTGCTTATAGCGGGGCGGCCCGTACCTTTTTCCATATCGTGTCACCTCTTGGAAAGAAAAAGCCAGCCGCCCGGTTTCGAGCGACTGGCGTAAACAGTATAGTAACAGCAGGACGCTGTCAAGCCATCCCAAGCGCGGCCTTGTAAAGCTCCAGCATCGCCTCGGCCTCCTGCCGCTCGGCCTGATCCATGTTGCGCAGCCGGATAAGCGTTCGCATCGTCTTCGTGTCGAAGCCGGTGCCCTTGGCCTCTGCGAACACCTCCTTGATGTCGTCGGCGATGGTCTTCTTTTCTTCCATCAGGCGCTCGACGCGCTCGATGTAGGAACGAAGCTGCGACGCTGCGACGGTCGTCCCTTCCTCGGTCGCCTCGGCGGGCGGGTTGTTATCGCCGATCTGGCCGCGTTGGCGGCGTTTGGGTTGGTCGTTCATTTCACCTTCTCCTGTTCAGGGTTTGAATTAGAGCGCCGCTCGCACGGCCGCGTCCTTGGCCTCCAGCAGCTTACGCAGAGCGACCGACAACTCGGGGCCCGGTACGGTCGTTCGCACCAGCTTCAGAGCAAGCGTGCAGAACGGGGCGCTGCGCTCCTGAAGCGTCGCCGGTAGGTGGCGGTAATGGAAGAACCGGAGGATCGGGTGCTCCAGCATTTCATGCTCGGCAGCTTCTTCCGGCGCGGGATGGATTTCGTCGTTCATGTCAGTCTCTCCATGATGAACTCGATTGCTTCTTCCTCGACGCCTGCGCCGAGGCTGTCCCGTTTCAAATTGTGCGTCTGGACCCCCTTGCTCGAAAATCGTCCTGTCTGCTGCGCGCCGTTGAAGACATACTGGCCTTTCAGTCGGCCGCCGTCGTGCTGGTCGATCATCTTGTCGAACTTGAACGGCGAGGACGAGCCGCCGAACTGGCGCGCCTGCACCACGTCGACGATCAGCCGGTCGACGCCGTCGAGGCCACCATGTTCTTCCTCGCGCGCAGCGTAGAAAGCGAGCAGAGCTTCGATACGGCCTTTCTCCAGCGACAGCTTTCCGACGGTCACGTCAGCGTCGTCGCCGTCCTCGGTCGAGGCGTTCTCGTTCCACTCCTTGACGAGAATTTCGCGCGCCTCCGAATAGCGCAGCCGGTCATAAACCCATTCGCCGATGCGCTTCGTCTGCGTCACCTTGGTGATCTGGCCGTTGGTCCAGCGCGTCAGTTCCTTGTTAAGCCGGGCGGCCTCGGCCGCCGCGACTGCCGAGGCGCGCTCGGCCAGCGCCACGTCGATGGCGACACCGCGCTCGTTGATGCGTTCGGAAACCCAGTAGTCCTCCCATTCGTCGAGAGGCAGCGGTCGCGTGTGCCGCCACACCTCGCGCATCTCGTCCGTGTCGCGAAGGCCGTAGCTCTTGAACCGTTCCCACGCCTCCGGCTCCGCCTGCGGCGTCGCACCGCCGCGCGAGCAGAACAGGTTTATCAGCGCCTTGCCGTCGTCCTGCTTGCCCTTACCCGTGATCGCCCGGCTGGCCCCCTCCAGCGACGCCGGCAGGTTCGACGCGATGGCTTGCGCCATCACGTCGATAATCATGTCGGGTTCCAGCAGCGGAAAGTCGTAGGTCCCGTTGTTCCAAGCGTTGCGGTCGAAGCCGGCGTTGAAGGCGGCATACCATGCTTCTCGCTGCTCGACGCGCTTGTGGAACTCTCGCAACTCGCTCGGCATCTCGTCCCAGCACAGCCAGTCGCCGTCGAAGCCCCGGTCGAGCGATACTTCGAACAGCGGCCCCGAGCCGATGGCCCATGTCGAGACGATCACGAAGCTCGACTTGGCGTAGCGGTATGTTCCGGCCGTCTTGACGTTGCCGTCGGACGCGCTGACGTGATCCTCGGCGCGCGTTTCGGTGTCGAAGAAGCAGATGTTGTCGATGTCGGCGAGGGGGTTGCCCACGGTTTCACCTCCGGGTCGGGCTGGTAAGGTCTCCTGCCGGCCGAAGCCGGCAGGAGGGTGTCGCTCGTCGGGTGCGGTCAGGCCCGGCGGCGGCGACGCGGCGCGTCGGCGGCCTGAGCCTCCGGCGCTTCTTCGGTCTCCGCGTTCTCGGCTTCCAGCCGCGCGATCTCGGCGAGCAGCGCGGCCTTGCGGTCGGCCGCCGTCGGCTCGACGGTCTCGGCCTTTTCCTCGGCCGGCTCCGCCGCCGGCGCTGCGCGGCGCGTCTGCGGCACCGACTGACGCTGGCGGGTCTCCTTCGCCGGCTCCGGGGCCGGTTCCGGCTCGTCGACCGTCGGCGCTTCGTCGGTCAGTTCTACCCACTTCGCGATGGCGAGCACCGGGTAGTAGACCTTGCCGTGCCGCCTGTGCTGGTAGCTGTCGTTTTCGAGCGCCACCAGCGGCACCGGGCGATCCGGGTCCGTGTCAAGCTGCTTCTGGATCGCGGCCAGCAGCGTCTTGATGGCGTTCATGCCGCCGACGCTCGTCGTCTTGTAGTTGACGACTTCGCCGTTGTCGGTCCCGTTGACGCACAGAAGCTCGACGGCAAGCTGCTGCCGCCATGCCGCCTGCTTGTCGCTGACGTCCGCGAGCGAGCTTTCCAGCGGCAGCGGCGAGCCCGCCGACACCATGATCTCGCCGACGATCTCATTCGGTGCGTTGCCGGGCTTGTCCGTCCACGCCACCCAACCGTGCTGGATCGAGAACAGGTTGACGGCCCAAAGCGAGCCTTCTTCCACCTCGACGTTCTCGGCCCCGTAGACCCAGTCGCCGTCCTTCAGGAGACGCAGGATCGGCAGGCCGCCCGGCGTGTGGATGGTCGACGAGACGTTCTGGAGCCCGGCCTTCAGCGAAGAAAGGGCGGCGACTGCGCCGCCGGTGGCGCGGTTTGCGATCTGGTTCATTGTGTCCTGCTTTCTGTTCAGGGTTTCGTAGGAGCGGTAGGTCGCCACCCTTCCGGGCCGAAGCCCGAACTCGGTCGCCTACAGGCTGTTCAGCTTGTCGGCAAGGTTCTTCAGAAGCGTCGGCGTCGGCGTGACATCGGGCCGGCCGTCGTCCTCCCGCGCCAGCGTCGTGCCGGACGACACTTCCTTGGTGAACTCGGCGATCTGGCGACGCGCCTCGGCGGTGCGGTCCTTCTTGGTCTTGCCTTCGACCAGCGGCTCCAGCACCGCGCCAAGCTGTGCCGGCGACTTGATCTCCGGTTCGGTCATGATGTCGGCCTCTGCCGCGCCCAGCCCGATGGCGTGGCGCTTCGCGCCGTCCTCGTCGACGTACTTCTCGGTCGCGCGCTTCGGCACCAGCTTCCACCCGTCAATGGTCTTGCCGGCCTCCAGATAGGAGTGCGCCTGCGCCCTGACCTCGGCGATGGTTTCCTCGGCCTGCTTGCACACGTCGAGATAGGCCGAAAATATTTCGCCCCAGTTGCCGCCGGCGACTGGCGTGTCGTTGACCGGGTCGTTCTTGCGGATCGCCTTCAGGTCGAGCTTGGACAGGTCGAGCACCGGCCCTGTGTGGTGCGGGCAGATCGACTTGCACGCGGCGAAGCGGCACCAGTCGCCACGCTTCGTGCGCGGATTTTTGCCTTGCGCTTCGGCCACGGCCGCCACCAGCCTGAAGCGAAATTCCTCCAGCGCGCCGACGGTCGTCTGGCAGTGCGAGAAAATCTCGCCGTCGCCATTCCGGGCTCGCGGCTGGACGATGTAGAGGTCGACCGGCCAGTCCTTGCCCTCGCCGAACATGTCCGGGAAGCTGAACAGCGCGGCGCGCGCGTAGAACATAAGCTGGCTGTTCGGCCGCTTGACGCCGTCGTCCTCGTACTCGGCCTTCACGGGCACGCCCGAGCCGAACTTCCAGTCGACGACGATGGTGCGCTTGTCGGTGCGGCAGAGCAGGTCGCCCGTGCCGAACGCGCCGGGGATACCCGGCATCTGGAACCGCTTCTCGACAAGGAACTGGAGCCCGCCTTCGTCTTCCGCCTCGGCGTCGAGCGCGTCGAAAAAGTCGAGCGCGGGGTCGACGGCGTCGTGCAGCAGCGTCTTGGTGATCTTGGTCGGGTTCGTGTCAGGACCGAAGCTCATGCCGAGCAGTTCGGACGTGTCGAGCACGTCGTTTTCGAGAACGTGCGTGATCGCCTCGTGCAGCGCGGTCCCTTCGTCGGCGTAGGACGAGGACTTGTTCTTCGCTTCCTCCGGCAGCTTGGCCAGAAGTTGATAGCTGCCGGGGCAGTTCAGGATGCGTTCGGCGGACGAGCCGCCGACCACGTCGGAGTGCTCGCGCGATGCATGGTCGATCTCAATCGTCGTTGTCATGGCCTGTTCCCTGTTTCACCTCTACGACGACAGGCAAGTGCGCCATGACGAGGTCTCGCACGATGAAAGACATCGACGCCTTGCGCGCGGCTGCTGCGGCGCGCAGTCGTTCCTGCGTTTCCGTGTCGAGATAAAAACTCGCTTGCGTTTTTCCGGTCATCCGTTGTACAGTACTGTTTATGGGTAGAAACTATGGCACAGAATACGCTGTCGAGCAGCACTTCGTCAAGAGGGTTAAAGAGCTTGGCGGCTTTTCTCTGAAGTCCGACCGGATCGACGGACGGAGGTTTCTCGACAGGATCGCCTTCCTGCCCGGCGGCAAGGTTTTGGTGGCCGAACTGAAGCGCCCCGTCGGCGGCCGGTTGTCGACGCACCAGACAGAAACAATGCGCGCCCTCACTGCGCGAGGTCACAACGTGGCGCTGCTGAAAACGAAAGAGGAAGTCGACCTATGCCTGATGAACGCAATGAATTCGAGAGACTGATCGAAGACGTGGACCGCGAGAAGCGGCGCTACACCATTCTCACACTCGTCACTGTCTCGCTGTTCTGGCTCGTCGCCATGGCTGCGCTCGTTTTCCTGACGTCCTGCGCGACGTCGGGCGGCGACATGACCGACCGCGAAGCGGCAGCGGTCGTCGAGATATTGCGGCGCTAGACGTCGCGCGGAGGCGAAGCATGAAACTTCTGGATTTGGTGCCCCGTGTCGGGCTGCACGACTGGGACGTATTTCTGGCGGACCGTGTCGCGGCGGTACGCGCCGCGCAGGAGCGCGAGCTACGTGACCGGATCGACGAGGAAGGCTGCTGCGCCGTCGTGGCGGCGTTGCGGTTCGGGGGGCCAGCGGGCTGTGCGTAGAAAACAGGACATGCACGGCTATCAGGATCGCGCCGTGACGCACTTCTACGAGAGCGACGCGGTGCAGGCGATCATGCCCATGGGCTCGGGCAAGACCGTTTCGGCGGCGACCGCCATCCGCGAACTGATCGACGACGGCGTCATCCGTGCGGCGATCATCAACGCGCCGAAGCGCGTCGCGAACATGGTGTGGCCGACCGAGTTCAGGAATTGGGAGCACCTTGCCGGGACGAAAGTATCGTGCGTTCTCGGCACGCCGGAGCAGCGCGCGGCCGCGCTCGCCGAGGACGCCGAGGTTTACGTCACCAGCCGCGACAACATAAAATGGCTGGTCGAGGAACTGAAGAAGCTGCCGCCCGACCACAAGCTGTTTGACCTCCTGTGCATCGACGAGCTTTCGCGGTTCAAGTCGCCCCGTTCGAAGCTGGCGAACAAGCATCTGATGGCGGTGCGGAAGCATTTCCGCATCATGTGGGGACTGACCGGCACGCCGCGCCCGAACGGCTACGAGGACCAGTTCCGGCCGCTCCAGATGCTATCGAACAACGGCCTGTTCCGACCGCGCACCTTCGACCAGTGGCGTCAGAAACGGTTCATGAAGGTCGACGCCGACGGCAAGCCGAGCGAGTACGGCCACCAGTGGGTTGTGCGACCGGAGCACGAGGCGCTTATCATCCGGCAGATCGCGTCGATGTCGTTCACCATCGACCCGGCCGAGATGCCCGAGCTTCCCGAACTGACCGTCGTGCCGCATTGGTTCGACATGCCGCCGGAGGCGCTGGCGCGCTACAAAAAGATGGAGCGCGATCTGCTCGGCCACGTCAACGGCCAGACCTACCTCGCCCCGTCCGCCGGCGTCGCCTCCGGCAAGCTGGAGCAGATGGTGCAGGGCTTCGTCTACGGCGAGGGCGGGAACGCCGAGGTCGAATGGCTGCACACGGTCAAGTTCGACGCGCTCGTCGACATGGTCGAGGATTTGAGTGACAGCCCGGCGATGATCGTCTACGGGTTCGTCGAGGAACTGCGCGCGCTTCGCGAGCAGTATCAGGGACTGGCCTATATGGGGGCCGGCGTCAGCGACAAGGCGGCCGAATGGCATGAAGAGGACTGGAACGCCGACCGCCTGCCGCTGCTGGCGCTGCACCCGGCGTCTGCCGGCCACGGCCTGAACCTGCAATACGGCTCGGGCAACCAGATGCTGATGCTCAACATGCCGTGGTCGGCCGAGCTTTACGACCAGACGATCAGGCGTATGCACCGGCAGGGCCAGAAGCGTCGTACATTCCTGCATCTGCTGCTGATGCGCGATACGCTCGACGAGGTGAAGTTCGACCGCGTCGTCGGCAAGATGACCGATCAGGAAGCGTTCAACAAATACATAAGGAAGGTGTGAAATGACCGATAAACGAGGCGACAACACGGACGTTTATGCTTTCGCGCGGCTGACCTCGGACGAGCAGATCGAGCGGCTGGGGCGCATGGAGACGAGAGAAGAGGCGTACGCCTTCGTAAACTCCCTCGCCAAAGCGACGCTCTACGAGGCGGCGAGACGCGCTACCTACGCGCTGACGACAGGCCCCCTCCGGCAACGCTGGGACAAGCCCGGCCCGGAGGCCACCAAAACGCTGGAGGACGAGTTGACCGAGAAACTGACCGCTAGCTTCCCGGCGAAGACGGAAGCCTTCGACGGCCCCCCCGATCCTCGCTTTCCGCTTACTGGTATCGGCCACGATATGTCTCGCGCGGCGTCGAGCGGACCGACCCCCGAAGGGTACGCCGATCTCGCGGCCGTCCTGAAGCTGGCGCTGCGGCAGTCTTCAGAAGGCAAGGGCAAGGATCGCCACGCCTCTGACGGCAAGCCGTTCGACCGCCAGCCGATTATGGAAATCGCCCGCATGACGCAAGGCATAGACTTCCATGTCGGGCAGGTAATGAAGAAGGTGCAGGAGGCGTCGACGATGGTCGCTCGCGGTCAGCACGACCGAGCGCGAGCCGAACTGCTGGGCGCTATCGTCTACGCGGCGGCGGCCTTCAAGCGCGCCGGCGAGCTTAAAGACCGAGCTTCGTCTTCAGCCAGCGGATGACGCCGTCGAAGAAATAGATCGCCCCCGCCCCGAAGGCGGTCCCCCCGAAGCCGAAGACGAGCAGCGCGCCCTTGCCCTGTTGCACGAGCCGCCGGTAATCGTCTCCGGCTTCCTTGGCGCTGACGGCGGTCCTCTCGACGTCGTCCAGCCGGTCGCGGACTTCGTGCAGTTCTACATCTACCTTCTTGTCCAGCCCCGCCACCTTGTCCTGAATGTCGTCGACCTTGGCGTAGAGCCGCCGGCGGCTCTCGTCGGCGTCCTCGGCTCGCTTCTCGGCTCGGGCTTCCATGCGTTCCTGCGCCGCTCGCATGGCGCGCAGGTTGTCGTCGAGGTTCTTCACAGCCTCGCCCAGCCCCCCTAGCCTGCCCGCCAGTTCAACGTCCACAGTACGCCGCCCGAGCAGCGTTCCCCGCGCGGACTTCGTCCTGCGTCTGCTGCGTGTCCCTACTTGAATATGTTATCGGCCGCCAAGCCCGACGGCAAGTGTCGTCGACGAGCGCCGCGACCGCGTCAGTCGCGGCGGTTGGGGTCGTCGGGATCGACTGGCACGCGGCCAGAAAGGACATCGTCGCGAGCGTCAGCGGCAGCGTCAACCTTGTGCCTGTGCAGGTTCTCGATCTCATTTTTAAGCGCCTTCTCGATGTCGCGGCGCTCGGCCTGCCGCGCGAAGAACGCGGCAAGCTCAAGCAAGAGGCGAAGGACCGCCAGTGCGGTCATTCGACCGGCGGCTGGTTCTTCACCAGCCCGGAAACGCCGTCGCGGGTGATATTGATCCCGAGCTTGATGATCTTGTCGGCCATGAGCACGACGCCGGCTACGATTGCCGCCGTCGACGCCGGGAGCCCGAGAAGGGTCCAGTCGTATGCGATCAGCGCGCCGATGACGAGACCGACGACGTTCAGGATGTTGTGGATGAGGTTGGTGTTCATTGCTCGTCTCCGAGGGTAGCTTCGATTTCGTCGATGAGGTTTCTTATAGCGGAGAGCTTCTGCCGCGTCGAGGACGGCTTCGCTCCCGTCTGCTCGTTGTCGACGACCCCCGCAAGCCGGAAGGCGGCGGCCTGCGCCCACACCTTGTAGCCGGCCGGCGTCTGGACGCGCACCTCGCCGCCTTCCTGCTCCAGCAACCCGACGAGCGTGCCGCGCGGTACGGAGCCCGATGCGGGACCGCCGGCGGTCGAGGCCGTCGCGACCGTGGCGAGCGCCTCCAGAACGGCCCCGGCCGGGAAGGGCTCCGCCTGCGCCACGGTCTCGGCGGCGCGCGGTACGGCCGCTGCGATACGGCTGCGCAACCAGTCGCCGATCTCGATAGCGCCCTTCAGGTCAGGGTAGGGCGGCAGGCGGGTGAAGTCCCATTTCTGGCGCTGCGCCACGCCCAGCGTCGGTTGCACCTCGGCATGGCTTAGGACTGTTTTCCTATTTACCGGGATGCCGTACTCGGCGCACAGGTCGGCTACGCCGACCACGAGGCTGTCGACCTGCGCCTTGGTGATCGGGTAGCGGCCGGCGTTGAACGGGCTCTCGACCGCGCCCGCCATTGACGCGAGGCTGACGCCGATGCTGTCGGTGTTCAGGTTGAGCGTGTGCGCCGCGTAGCCGGCCTTCAGCGAGCCGCTGTTCTTCGACACGTCGACGCCCTTGTGCCATTTTCCGTCGCCGTCAATGACGAAATGGTAGGCCTTCAGATCGACGCTGTTCGGCGCGTACGCGCCGGCGGTCCAGTGCATGATAATGCGTTTCATCGCAGCCACACTAACGCCCATGCCAGAGCGAACCGGACCACCAGAGCGACAGGGCTTCGCCCGAGACCAAGGTAACGCCACTCGCGCCTGTGCCTAGATTTCCGCCGGTGGCCATTGTCATCGTGGATGTCGGGCCGCCCTTGAGCAGGACGAGTTCCTGCCCGGTGAAAAAACCATTGTCCAACGAGATGGTGATTGAGCCCGATCCGGCGAGGCCGAGCATCTTGCCGCCGTTGCGCAGCATGTCCTGATGCGTGATCGTGTAAGCAGAAGAAAGGCCAGAGATCAGCCCGGTGTAGGGAGCCCATATGGTGCCCAGATCGCCCGTGCGATGGCCGGTGCCGAGCGGGTTTCCAACAAGCTCGAAATACCGATCTTCCTGCCGCTCATAGGTGGCTTCGTGAATGCCGAAATGGCGCAGGGCGGCGGTGGCGCCTCCCGTGACGTGGTGGTAGGCGGTGTTAACGGACCAACCGCCTTTCATCCGCCGGATATTGACGTGATCGGCGTAACGATGGTAGGTCGCGTAGTCCATGACGTCAGCGTCAATGTCCAGTTCAAGATTGTGCGCTCCATTCGTCGGCCCGTCATCGCTCTCATAGGCCATGAACCCTATACGGAACGCCCGCGAGAACAACTTGACGCGACCGCTGTTGCCACGCCCTCGCATGCGGATGCCGGCCGAGCCGCTTCCCCCCGTCCCCACGTCCATGGTGATGCCGTTGCCATAGATCGCGGTCAGGTCGATGTCGCAATTACTGAACGTGGCCATCGAAAGCAGCCCGATGGACGCATTGTCGCGCGCTTCGCGAATGTGAACATCGCCACGCAGACGGATGTTGTGGAGCGGCCATCCGCCGCTGCTGCCTTCGCCTGTTATGGTGTGATAATCTTGCGCATTGAACCCGACATTGGTCGCGACGCTGACCAACGTGGCCTGCATGTCGATGTCGCCGCCCGCGCCGTTGTGCGGCCCGATTGGGATGGAGCCTTCTTCGCCCTCGCTCCACACAGTCACCTTGCCGTGATAGGAGCTATCCCAATCGAACGTGTGCCGCATCCCTCGACCACGCACATCGACCCTGTAGTTTCGACAGCCTTCGATAATGCCGACGCCATAGCCTTGGCCGCTGCCGAGAACCGTTGGCGGCTCGTCCGTATAGTCCGCGCCCAGCACTTCGATGTTGTAGCAGGAGCGAACCTGACAAGCATCGCCCTTACCGTTGCCATGCCGGTGGCCGTCAACGCTGAAATTGTTTATCATCTGCGCGAAGATGCCG